TGCCTTTGAAAAAGAAGTTAAAAGGCATCCCAGGCAAAGTAATAACTATTGACGGAGGAACGAACGTATGTTGGATAGACAGCAAGGATTATTCCTGCCTTGTCCCATGTAGTGATGTTGAGAGAATCCCTCTCACCCCTGAGATACTGGAGAAGAACGGGTTTAGACTTATGCAAGATGTCTATGTATTAGCCAGCGAGAAATGGCAAATATACATTATACAGGATGTCGGCAAATGGTCTATTGACATTAGAAATGAGATCGCAGCAAAAGATGATCTTGGAAGAGCCGATTTAGTGACCTTTTTAAGAGATTGGACGTTGAACTTTTACGTCCACGAACTCCAGCAAGCTCTTCGTCTTTGTGGCATTGATAAGGAGATAATAGTATGTTAGACAGTTTCCAGAGACTCACGGTAGAACAGATCCGTAGACATAAGGGCCAAATCAGTATCATGCTGATTGATGGGCCAGACAAGACAGCAATAGGGACTGCCTTCCCCGATGAAAGGCTTAACAAGGACATAGCCATAGCACTCCAGGGATATTACGCCCGACATCAGAAGTATTATGGCGACGAAGACAAAACAGATTTATAGGTTATGGAATACGTTGGTATAGCAATCGGGATTATGATAGGAGCTATTATGACCCTTTGTGTATGGGCTATTAGTGATTGCATGATAAATAGAAAATAGTTATGACACAAATTACTGAAGATTACGTTAGTTTTGAAACTGCCAAACTCTTGAAAGAGAAAGGATTTAATGAAAAAGCAAAATCTTATTTCACGGATGATGGATTGGCCGGATATATGTTTGGAATTGGGCAAAAATCCAATTCTGAATTAGAGGATTGCTTTTATTGCCGCCCAACCCTTCAAATGGTTATGAAGTGGCTGAGAGAAGTACACCATTACTACATTCAAGTAATGCTTGATTCATGGGCTTGCGGAGGGCATATGGGTTATTATGTGGTAATTCAAAAGACCGATTCGGATTTCGAAATGATGCTTCAAGATGCCGTCGATGAGGTTTTTTATCAAACCTATGAAGAAGCAGCTGAAGCAGCAATTAAGTATTGTCTTGAAAATTTGATTTGACTATGACACAGGAAGAAAAGGCAAGAGCCTATGATGAGGCTTTGGAAAGAGCAAGAAAACAAAGAGATGAATATCAGGAAGAGTTTGATAAGACTGATAAAAATTCTAAATTAGCAAGTATCTTGAGGTCTGCTATTAGTGCAGTAGAGCTGGCTTTCCCTGAACTCGTAGAGAGCGAAGACGAGAGGATAAGGAAGGAGCTGGTGGCCTTTTTCAAAGCAATGCAAGATAGTCCTTGGCACGAAGAATATTGGCACGATTTAGAGATAGTTCGCATTCTTGTCTACCTCGAAAAGCAGAAAGATGAGGAAGGATATGAGGCAATTCCTGTGGAATCCACACTTGAATATAAGTTAGGGTTTAAAGCAGGTAAAGACTCTGAAAAGCAGAAAGAGCATAAGCCCGCAGAGTGGAGTGACACCAACGAACTTGTATTCAAAGACATTTGCAATCATCTTGAAGTAGAAGGATATAGTGGATGGGTAGTACTACTTAATGCGCTCCGCAATGGAGAATTTCAGTCAAAACAAGAGTGGAGCGAGGAAGATGAAGAGATATTGAAGCTTCTAATCCTCAACATAGGACGGTATATGTATTTTGGCGGAATGTCATCAGAACGCATCCTTTCTTTCCTCAAATCCCTCCGTCCACAACAGAGACAGGAATGGAGCGAAGAAGAAAAAGAAATTCTCGATAGCATCCTTAGTCACTATGTATTAATAGATAAACCAATTGATGCAAATGGGATACCAAAAGAGAAATATATTTCTCTTATTAAATCCCTCCGCTTCGACACCTACAAAAATTGTAATAGTCACTGGAAACCCAGCGAGGAGCAAGAAAGTGTTGCTGAAAGATTTGCAAGAATAATTCGTGGAAATCTAATTGGAATAGACAAAGAGGTACAACAAAAGTTTGAGAACCTCTACTTTGAAGTTACAGGGAATAAAATGTATGGAGGGTATAATGACTAAATATATTGACGCAGATAAGATTCGCAACGCTATAGAAAGCGAAGCAGATAATTGGCAGGACACTTATACTGATTGTATGAGAGACAATCTTCTCACTATTATTGACTCTCTCCAGCAGGAACCCATAGAAAAAGATGAAGAGACAGAAAAACTCATAGTCTGTGACATCATAGAAGCAACCATTGCAAGAATCAACGGAGGTAAGAAGGATGAGGAAAAAGAAGAGAATATTATGAGGGAAAAGATAGCTTATTTGAGAGACCTTGGATTAAAAGCGAAATGATATGACAAGAGAAAAGATAGTTGATCAATATATCTCTATGTATGAAGGTGTTGTTATGGAGAAGGAGGAATTAGAGATTATGTTAAATAGATTTGCTGATGATATTACCCGTATAAATCGACAAGAAGGAGTAGAAGCGTACTGTGTAAAATCCTATTCTCCATGCACTGAATTTTCATACAGAACAATGAAAGGTATCGAGCTTATTTATGAGGAAAAAGAAGGATTCCCAATAGTTAAAGCTGGAGATAAGATAATCATTAAAATTGAAAAACAATGACAACTAACCATATCATCCTCATCCTGCTTGGAGTCTGGAGCATCGGATTCTGGATAAGTGGATGGATGGCAAATAGAAGGAGGAAAAGACAATGAAAGCACCAGATAAAATATACCTGTGGGAAACCCTGATAGTCAATGGTGGGTATGACCCAGCATGGCACAAGAACTCATTTAATGAAGGCGATGTAGAATATATCCGCAAGGATGCTGTATTAGATATCTTGGAAAATTCAAAACACTTGGCAGATGCTGCTTATAAAATAGATGAATTATGAACCATGAATTAGCAAAGACCCTTACAACTGCCCTTGTGCAGTTCATTGACAGAGAGAGACCAGAAGGAACAATGTGCTGCTCAAATACTGATTGTATTAATCTTGAAGTACTATTAACCTCTAATAGTTTTGATGATATAGAAGCCTTCATTCAGAAGAAGCTACGGCCAAGGCTGACGGAGTTTGAACAAGTACTTAGTAATTACTTAAAGAACGATTTTGAGTATTTCCATACCCAAAAATGGGATGAACAAGAGTGGAATGATGTGATTAGAACTCAAAGTAAGGAACTTCTTTCCCTCGCTAAGAAGGAACTCCTATCCTATGCTGATGAGAGCAATCCAGCAATAGAAGCAATGGCTGACCTTGAAAGGACTTACTTTTGTAATCCAGATAAGCTCCCAAAGTGGCTTACAGATGACATTGCAAGGAAGGAGTTAAATGCACATACCAAAGGCTATAACAATGGCTACAAGGATGCCGAGAAGAAGATATTCAGCCATGGTGAAGGTACGTACTTCTATTCAAAAGACGGAGATGTAACATATATAAGTCCAATGCCAGTGTCTGCTCCTGCTATCCCAATAATGCTCACAACTCCTTCTGGATGGGGATGTGATGGTACACATTGCACTAATCCTCATGGTGATTGCATTAACTGCCCCAGAAGATTTTCATCTGGAGGAACAATCACAACACCCAATACAGCTTCTGGAACATCAATAGCAACTTTGCATGGTAACACTTCTGCTACTGATGGCAAAGAGCATAATCCGTCATTTACTGATTAAATGAGAGGGGATAAATATGACACTAACAGAAGGTACATACAATATCGCAGACGATTGCAGAGCCAAATATAAAGATAGGACTCTCATAGTCTATAAAATGACAAAGAAACAGATTGAGCAATCAAAGGTTAAAAGATGTCGTGACTGTGTGCATCAAAAAACTGGTAAACTCTGTATGCGTAATCAGTGGTGGGAATCCCCTTATTGTGAATTAAAGCCTAAGACAATCAGCGGTGTATCAAACTTCTTTTACAATGCACCTGATAATCGCCCAGCATGTGAGAGTTTTAAAGAAAAAGCGAAGGAATAATGAGCAAGTATAAGGTGACTATTAATGGAAGAGTAGTTGACGAAGGCTTATCATATAGGGAAGCCTGTGAGTTGGCAACTGAAATTGATAACGACCCCCGTTATTACTGGAAAGAAGTTGATATTGAGCTAATGGAGGAGGAATAAGAAATGACACACGAAGAATGGAAAGCCTTTGAAAATACCCTTATCAATAGAGGATATAAGAAGTGGACTCGCTGCTGTTATGGTGAGGAGGACTTTGATGTGTCTTTTATGGCACGAGACGGAGAAAAAGACTTGTTCCAACTCATATTTCGTTTCTGGGACTTTGAACAATTCAAGGAAGGTGCTGGCTATTCAGTTGACTTTGTTGTTATGCCTTGTATTGATGGAAGGATGGATGTCATTTGTTCTGCTATGACAAATGATCTTGACAATAATATAGAGTTTGCTGAGAAGTTCGCCAAGGATTACTATAAGTTCGTAATAAAACATATAGAGAAATGAAATTCGGAGAATTTAAGGAACTTGGATTTCCAACTTCTATGAAGATGGAAGATGTCCTTGCTCATGCCTTATTCGCCAAGCAGATAGATATATCTGAAGTGTTGGTGGCATATACCAAAGCACTTGAAGCAGAGAGGCATAAGCTCACAAGTCAGTTTGAGGAAGCATGTATCTGTATGAACATGTATCTATCAAAGCATTGGAATAAGAAGGCAGATAAAGAGAAGCTTAATAAGAGGATAATTCATATTTACAATAAGACTACTACACTTCCTCGCCATATCTATGACACAGAATACGGCTATACCAATGCTGATGATACAGAGCAAGAGCAGTTTTACAATGACCATTACTATGGCCCATTAAATAGGTTTGGACTATGACAAGAGCGGAAGAATTGGCCTTGAAAGCCTATCCAATATCCACTTCGTACTTATCAGAGAGCAATGGTGATGGCGATAGGAATTATCCTCGTAGGTTGGCTTTTATTGAAGGATATGAACAAGCGAAGAAAGACACTATGGAGATGGCTATAAATTGGCTTCAAAATAGATTAAACGAGCAAGGTTTTCTTGACTATGATGATATTTTTGATTTAAGAAGTTTAATTGTGGAATTATGAGCAAGAAAGCAGAAGAAGCCGCATTGAAGGCTTATCCATATCAAAGAGCAACACATTTCCCTGATGGCTTTCAAGAATTTGACAGGAACGCAGTTGCAAGAACACTTTTTCAAGAAGGCTACTCGCAAGCAGAGAAAGACCTTGGCTGGATCTCAGTTAAGGACAGGCTGCCAGAAGTAGGTCACTTTGTACTTACTTGCGTGGATGATTCTGGGACTCCCCAAAGTGTAGGAATGGCATTATTGCTAAAGGATGGAACGTGGTGGGATGGTGATATGAAAGTGTGTGTTGACTACTGGATGGAAGTACCAAAATTAAAGAAGTAAGAAATGAGCAAGAGAGCAGAGCAACGAGCATTGGAGGCTTATCCGACACAAGATATGTATTCTTCGTACATTGACGGAAGTAATAGGCTTAAACGAGAAGTGTTTATTAAGGGCTACGAACAAGCATGGAAAGACATCAAGGAATGGATGGAAGAACACCTTGAATTTAGAGGGAACTGGCCAGAAAACTCCATTGAAAAGCAGAATATAATCAATGGAATGAAACACATCATTCTAAAGTTCCATGAACTCTGTAAAGAAGAAAAATCAGAAAAACCGATTAATCTCACTTGGCAGGACATCAAGAAGATAGTCAACATTGCGGACGCAATGCTTGATGATCCGAAGATGAGGATAGCTGTACAGAACCATAGCGAGGAAGAATACTATCAAAAGGTATTGAAGGCATTTTTATCTGTGTGATGTTATTATCAGAAGCCATAACAATCCTGGAACAATACCATCCGCATGAGGTGAAAGTGAGGAAGGCAATAGAAGCTGTCCTATCCCTATTGTCAGGAGAAGACCCGGCCCCATCATGCGAAGAGAGGTTCGGATACTATAATGCTTTGATCGAGAAGATATATGGAGTAACACCCTTTGCCAGCAGGAGCAGGGATGTACGGATGGTCGCATGGAGAAGAGTAGTCTTCCTTAAACTAAGGCAGGAAGGCTATTCTCTCCACGAAATAGAGCGGGTATCAGGTTATGACCATTCAACTATCCTGGAAGCATGCAAAAGTCTGTCGGAGTACATCGGAATTGGTGATGCTACTACTGTCCGAATCTGGAAGGACTTTCTAAAGATAATCTAAAAAGGCTCCTTCCTGCAACGGTCACAGCCTAGTTCACAAATCACATCGGCCAACTCCCTCGCAGAATCCCCAGAGAGGTATGCCGGAGTCTCACCCTCAAGATCTACCCCAAGACTCTTGGCAATCGCAACAGCCAAGTGATGGATCTCATGGACAAGACTGTCTTGGAACTCCTTCCCCGAAGTGGTAGGGCCGATGACTACCAAGGCTTTCTTCATCTCTCCATTTGAAAACGTGAACCCCTCATTCGGCTTTGATTTCTGCATCTTCCTCGCAGCTTTGACCAAAGTGTAGTCAGGGGCATCAAGATCATACATGATGTCCAAAATTGGATTGACATCATAACCATCCGTGGCAAAGATAAAGTACACATGCCAACGGCCTATGTTAAGCTCCCGATAAACCATCTCTTTACATCATCTCATCCCAGAAGATAGGGATTCCTTTTGCAACACAGTTGATGTAGAATTCATCAAAGGCCCTGGTGGGAGAACCATCCTCGTCATCAAGGTAGTCCATCACAAACAAGGCAAGATGCCGTTCATCAGTAATAGAACTGCCATAGTAATCTGCTATCGCCATGTTCATTACATAGGCAGCATTATGCCCCTTGTTATTCTTTAGTTCTATCCCGTATGTCTTCAATACCTCCTCTGTCCTCTTCTTGTCCCAGGGGGATATCTTCTGCCCATTCCTGTCCTCCATCATCCCCACAGCAAACTCAAAGAGTTTCCGATTGAAGTTGAAACCATAATCTTCCAGATACTCCTCCATGGATGAGGGGAATTTCGCTCTGCTATCTCTTCTTTCCATTGCAATTGATTGTTAAAAGGGGAGAGTGATATTCTCTCCCCGGATGATTACATGTAGCGTCCCCTACTGTCACGGTAACGCCTCTCGTCCATGTCATCCCAGTCACGGCTGGAATAACCACCTCTCATGCGATAGCTACCTCGCTCACTGTACTGCTCTTCCATCTCGTCAGAGAGTTCGCAGATCTCCTCAATAGCAGACTTCGCCATCTTGAGGGCCTTCTTGAAGCGGGTCTCTTCTTCTCCGCCTCTTTCCTTGATATGAATCAGTCCCATGTCTATTCTTGTGTTTTAGCATGTTCCGAGGATGCAAGGAGCAACTTCTTCAATTCCGCTAACTCGCTCCGCAATCCTGCGATCTCTTGAATCTGCTGGGCCTCGATCTTCTTTTCGGGACTCAACTCTATGAGAAGAGCCTCGCAGTCCTTGACCATCTTCTGATGGGCCGGGACAGACTCAAGAACCTGCTTGCTTGCAGTAGCCATCGCCTCTATCTCACGAAGGACGGCTGACTTATCCGTGGCGATGAAGAATCCCTTCTCTGGGAAGTTGGCTACAACCCCGTTAGCCGGCAATCCGGCAAATGGAATTGTCTCGTTTCCAACTTGAACGGTGATGTCCGTAACTGGGCCATTCATCATGGCCAACGGCTGCTGGGGATTATAAGTGGGCATGTGTGTGTTGACAGATATAACCCTTCCGTCCACAACACGTGGAATGTTTCGATACAGAACTGAAATAGCTGCACCTTGCGTCAAGCTCTGGAACATATTGTTAATGATTTAAGTGATACTTTTGATTATGCCGTAGGAGCCAGAGGGGAGACGAGTTGGACTATTCCATTGTACCAGTCGTAGAAAATGGTGATGATACCAGTCCCCATCAGATCCGCTGCGGTCACGTAAGTCCCACCGAAGAAGGTGAGGTTTCGGGTGCTTCCGTTCAGCGTGAACCTGACTGGCAGAGTTCCCGTTGTTCCATCCGGGATTGCATCCGCAATGTTGACGGTGAAGTAACCCACGGCCGGAATCCTGCGGAAACCAAGCGAAAAGTCCACTGCATCCGTTCCCACGGTCACGCCATTTGTCCTGAAGTAGGACATACCATTGGCGTTGGTAGTAATATTGAAACAACCGAACATGGCAATGGCGATTTAGAAGGTGATTCCATTACCCCAACCGAAGCCAGGGACACCGCCACCATAGTAGCCGTTGAAGCCACCCTGGTAGAAGCCTCCGCTCACATAAGGAGTGGTATTGACGGCTGCGAGGTTTGGCCAAGTCACAGGGACGGTCTGAGGCATCTTACACTTGATGTCATCAACTTCCTTGGCGATAGGGCTTACGAGGCTATTGATGTAGCCCGTGATTGCTGCGGTTTGATTTGCGTTGTCGATCTGGGAACGGAGAGTGGAGTTGGAGGCCAGAAGGCCATCAATTTTCTCCTGCATGTCACGCTCCTTGGCAGCGCAGAACTCCTGAACCATAGTGGTCTTGAGGTCTGCAATCGCATCAACGGTACGCTGGCCGCTTCCAGTGATAGCGGTGCCAAGGGTGTTGGTCTGCTCCATGGTGCGAAGCTGATTCTGATAACCCTGCTCAACTGTAAGCTGCCTCTGGTCACAGCAGCACTTACAGAGCTGGCTTGCGAGGTCAGCATTTCCACTCTGGATTGAATTGATGATTTGAGGGACAGAGACCGCCTGCTGAAGTGCAAGGGTAGAAAGGCTTGTCTGGAGAGTCTGGATTGCTCCGTTGACAAGGTTGAAGTCCTGTCCAAGCATGGTGGCAAGATTCTGGGTTGCAGCCCTGCCCGCCTCACCCTGCGAGGTGATGGCGTTCATGAGCAGTTCCCTGCCACTGTCGTTGTTGATCTGGTTGGAAAGGAAACCGGCTCCTGCGCCACCTCCGAATCCGTTGCCGAAGCCACCGAAGCCGCCCCAGCCATTTCCGAAGAGGAGACCAAGGAAGAAACCGAGGATGCCACCTCCCCAGCCGTTGTTCCCGAACAGACCGCCATTGTTCATGGCCATCCATGCGGGTACTGTGCTAGCCTGATTTTCAGGCGTGTACACAACTGTTTCTGATGCCATAAGAAATAGAATTAAAAATTAAACTTTGTACCTGTAACACATTGGTTACCAAGTACAAAGTTCAGTTAATCCTACCCCGTATGGAATTAGGCTACCACTCTATTCGGAGTGCCTCTTCTTCAATAGTTTAGGGGATACATTTTTGATGAAGGGAAGGAATCTATAATAGACTCTCCGCTTGGGTTTGTCCAGAACCCTCCTGCTGATAATGGTTCGGACATGGTTCTGTGGGATCTCGCAGAACTTCGAGAAGTCCTCCACAGTACCGATGACGTTGAGATTCTTCTGAAGCATTTCCGATACCGACTCGATCTCCTCCATGGTACAGAGATCATTATTGATCTTGTACTTGTAGTAATCAAGAGTCTGGTTAATCAATTCCTTAGCGTCCACGACTGAAGAAATGCTTATGGGCCATAACGAGGAACGACAATACTGCAACCAGCAGAACAACGTAAATGGCTATGAGTTCGTATTGGGAGAATTGCAGTATGTAAGAGTCTACGAATGACTCAATGTTCGATGAAGTGGGGATCAGACATGCTGCTTTGTGCCATTTGCAAAGCCTGAATAATCTGGATGCGACTAGAAGGAATCCAGTAGTGATTGGGGAGACAAGGCAAACAGAATCTATCCAGTTCACAAATGGCTCAAAGGAGCATATATTCACGATGATGTATGCGGCATAGACCAGAAGATAGACAAATGGGAACATCTGTACTATCCTCGTAGCCTTGCGCAGTACAAAGACAAGATTACTTAGTGCGCCTCTTGGGTCTTGGCTGTCCATTTGACAAGGTCTTTACATGAGGGCCAATCTGCGCCCTCATTACACGGGTGGGGGAAGGGCGGCTCACTCCGGAACGTCCTCCCGACCTGGGTCTCTTTGAAGTTGATCTGTTATTCATTAGAATCTATAGGTTATACCACCAGTAACTCCTCCGCCTCCATAGACTTTGCCGGATGGAGTGACAAGGAGTGACGGCCCGATAGCCACCCCAAAACTCCATTTCTTCGGAGGAGTCGTAACCGTATTGGTGATTGTTATCTCGGTTGTCTTGTTGTAAATAAGAAGGGAATCCAGGCTCGGATGCCAGCCAGAAAGTACAGCTCGATACACGCTATCTTCCTCATAGACTTTCCTCTCAATAGGCACATTCACCAGGACGGTGTCGTGTTCGATTGTAGTGAAGTAAGTGCGGATGGTATCGTGTATGTAAGAATGGACAAAAACGGGCTTCTCACGCACGATTGTATCAGTGACCACACAAGTGTCCACCTTCGTGATAACTTGCGTTTCTGGGGGCTTTCTGAACACCTTGTGGCCAAGTATCAATCCGACTGCAAAGCCGGATGCGATAATCAGAATGTCTTTGATCAACGACCTCATTGGATAGTTATACTTAAAGCCTCACCTCGGTCATCCGCTTCCTTGAGAATTGCATACACCTTGTTGAAACACATCGTGGATTTAGTCACCATGCCCTTCCTGTCGTTCATCCCCGTAAGAATGCACCCACTACTGTCAGGGTTGGCGTAGTTCCCCACATGTATAAGGACAGCCTCAAAGCCAGGCACTCCCAACAACCTTGGAAGATAACCATTGTAAGGCTTTGCCCATGAACGGTTCTTGTACTTCGGAGACTGAACCATTAAAGTAATGGCGTAAGTGCCACGAGGTATCGCAGTCTCATTGGGTATCTTATACTTCTTGATTTGTGCCAGCGACCAGGTTTTCTTCAACCCTCTGTCTACATCTTCCATGGTGTCACAGATATACACCATCTGGCCATTCTTCTCATAGTAGAGATGGCCAACGGTGTATTCCTTGCCCTTGAAGAATCTATCGAGCAGCAGCTTCATTTCTTACTCCTCTTCTCGTCCCTGATCTGTTTGCTCGCCTTGATGCCGAGAGCCTTTGTGATGGTCGTTATCTGCATCTGGAGATCTGATATCTGCTTCTGATAAGCAAGCTCCATCTGCCGTTTCTCATCCCTTAAGGTCTTCACCTCGGTCTCAAGTTCGGCTATCCTGGCATTCTGGGCAGCAATCCTCTCGTCCTGATGCTGCAACAGAGGCTTGTAGAAGTCCTCCATTGCCTTGCGCATGTTGTCAATTTCATCGGACTTGACCTCTGCCGTTGCCTTCCGTTTACCGATTCGCCAGTTAATGATCTGAGTGAGGCCACCTGCTCCGAGAGCGGCAGCCACATAGCCAATTGCCTCCCCCCAATCCATCTCTTAGTCCTCCAACTCTTTATCCAGATATCCTTTCTTGAAAAGGATAACTGCCGCAGCAATGGCTGCTCCAGACGTAGGCAAGGAAGCCCACCACCAATCGAATGATACCTTGGCCGTGACAAGGGCCAGGAAGAAGATTATTACTGCCGAGAACAACGACAGCAACCTCTTGAGATTTTTCTTGTTGTAGTCTAACATGGTATTATTAATTAAACGATTACTCCAGTAATAAACAGTATGATGAAAATAACTGCTGCCATTACAATTGTTCCGAAGACAGATGCACCGAAGGTCTCCACACTCGGTCTTCTCTGCGCCTTCCATGCCGTGTAGATCTCGTAGGGGATTCCAAGGAAGAGCGAGATGAGAGTTCCGTAGATGATGTTGTAGTCGGGCATCTTCGGATGCCTATTGACAAGGAAGCACAAGCCGATCATTATGGCGCAGACCAGGGCAAACATGCTAACCCTTTTGAAAAACTCTTTCATATCATTACTTTAATTATGGTTATTATCAGTACTGCGACCACCACTCCCGTTAGATCCGCTACAATGTCCCACCAAGAGAAGAGACCGTAGTCCTTATAGTCGTATAGCTCCTTGCCCACTCCAGAAGCTATGGCAGTGCCTATGCTCCACCACCCGATGAGAGGGTAGAGCAATAGGCAGATGCCGAGGCAGACCGCAAAGTGGAGGAGCTTGTCGTAAGGAATCATGTCGTTGCAACTTCAAATGGGAAAGTTATCTTCAATCTTGTTATTGCAGGAAAATTGTTATAGGCTTCTGTATATCTATTGCCTATTCTTTCTATGACTATCCTTCGCTTTGAGAATTGCAGCTTAATATCATTGATAATAATCCCATTCCCCCTATTGCGAATATCACTGCTGCTACCGAGAGTATTAGGATTTGCATTATCTACTAACAGTATAAGCTGCTGGGGATAACTTGGATGGTAGGAACACATGTCACCATGTAGGTGGCCTCCGAGATAACATAGGAATGTGGCAGGAGTCACATTACTAAAGTCGTGATTTAATGTCAAGGTTGACAGCACCGTTCCATTGTCGGAGTGAGTATTCGTAACCGTGGTATTGAGATTCAATCTGTTCATGTAAGCATTGATGATGATTGGGAACAGATTGCCATTCGTTAGCGAGGAATCCCATACCCAGAGCCTTGAGGAACAGAAGTCATTGACTCGTCTCTTTGCTACGGCATCTTCGTCCATTTTGCCAGGGACATTGTATTGATAATCGTTGGCGATTGTAGCATTTACTACAGGCTCATGGGTACAGATTATGATGAAGTCATCCTCGGTCAGTTCAAGAAGTCGAGCAATGAACCAATCAACCTGCTCTTGAGTGTAGATGGTATCGTATTTCGCCCCCGTTCCTACTCCGTCCCGATAGTCGTAAGCATCCATAGAGAATATGCGAAGTTTACCTCCTATCGGTGTTTGCACATCCTTGTACCAATAACTCGCCACTCCGTTGGTGTCTCCCCAAACGACAGACGGGTCGGTCACGATAGTCTTGAGGTATGCCGTGGCATTTGCCTGGTTGCTGCTGAATGAGTTATAAATGTCGTGGTTCCCTATAAGGCAAAGGAATTTTGTTCCAAGTGCTTTCATCCCTGCATCCACACTGGAAAATCCTCCCGCTTGAGCGGAGAAGTCACCAGTACAAATTGTGAACAAATAGGAGTCGTTACCATCCATTAAGGTCTTGGCCTGTGTCAAGGAATCCGCCGAATTGTGGATGTCGGAAATATGTAGGAATCGCAATGATGCAGGCTCATAGGAGTTGACCTTCGACACAACCGTCGTGGCATTATCGCTGGTAGTTAGACCCACATCAAGGGAATCGTTAACCTTCGACACGAATTGCGTAGCATTATCCTCAATAACCAAGGTGTCTGGAGCGACCTCATTGATTGCCCCTACCACCTGCGTGGCATTGTCGTTTATGGTTATGATGTCGCTCATAATGACAGGCCGAGATTGAATCTGGTATTGTCGAGTGCCTGGTCTGCGAGGATTTCTTCTGCGGTAAGTTGCCTATTATAGATTCTTATGGCATAAATATCGCCCATAAAGTATCCATTTGGAGAGAAGGTCGAGCTATTGTAGTTACTTGTCGTTCCGATGTATCTTCCCTGGCGGTTTCCAGACCAATGGTTTGCTCCGAGCGAAGACAAAGCAATGCCGTTTTTGTAAGCCCTTGCTCCAGAGAGAGCAAGAACAGCACTCCCACTCGCCCAAGAAATTCTCCAAACATTCTGTGTGCCGGAAGCATAACAACCATTCACCCATCCGTCTACCACCTCGCACGCATAAATGCAGCTTATCGGCTTGTCTGTCTGCGTGGCCAAATGGCAGATATTGGAGGTTCTGGAGCTGTCGTAGCCTGTTGGTTTGTAGGCAACCTCTATCGTGCAAGTGGACGGGTCGAAGTCCAGCTCGGTCTCATCCCATCCTCCCATATATGCAGAACCATTAAATGTCCATCCGAGGGTGTTTGCATCCGCACCATGATTAGCAAAGACCTCCCCTCCGATGAGGTCAGTCCAGGCGTTGGAATTGCTCCCCTTATGCTTACCGTCCAGGGCGAATACAAGGTCATCAGAGTATCCGATGTCGGTAAAGTCGAAGGTGGCGGTCAACGATATGGTGATGTCTCCCGTGACACTTGCGGATGCGATTGCACCCGTCTGCGAATCGTATGTAATCGTGCCGCCTCCTGTCATGGAAACGACAACATTGGAGAGGGTGTAACCTTCGTTTGGTGTAAGCAGTCCAGAGTATGTCGAACCAACGGAAATCATGCCTCCAACTGAATTGTCGGTCAAGGTTGCACCTTCTGGGTCGGAGAAGTCAGTTATGATGCTTGCATCAAGTGCGCCCCAATCAAGCGATGGCCTTTGGCTAATGAACGCCATATTCGCCATTGCGTTCATCAAGGCCGTGACATTGCTTTTGACGGTTAAAGCAAGGCTGCTGATTTTATCGTCAAGCTCCTTCCCCATATTGGCACTCAATCCTTTTGTGGCATCGGCAGTGGTAAGATTGTTCACAAGTTCATAGGGATAGGCCACAGATGAGCCAGTATTCCCCTGACCTCCTTTGAGGTTGTGGAAAGATAATGCTAAAGTACTGCCAGATACACTCCCTTCTGCGGAGGGCAATCCCGTGTTACTGTCTACCGTTACAGTCACGGTGTCTATCTCTGTTCCCCCGCCCTCAATAGTGATATTTCCGCTACCGAGCAAACTTGTGTTGTTCACAGTCTTGATATTAGTGCCGGATTCTAACAAGTCCTGCTTCCACGCAAGTGCTGTATATACCCCTCCCGATTTAACGGGATTATTGCTATTCTGAGTAGGTGCATTGTCAAAGGTGAGCGTGGCTTGTTTCCCCGCAAGTTTGGTCTCAAGGTTTGTACCTTGACTATCTACGACTCCCCGTTCATGGGTAACGGGAAGTACTATCTCCTCGTTTTCGTCCTTGATGTATCTTATCTTTGCCATATCTGAATTATTGTTTATATAACCGATTTCCCCTTGAATAAGTATGTGTTCGTTGTTACGTTTTTGATGAACACCTTGTCAATATATCGGGACTCCATATTCTTTCCGACCTTGTGCCAGGTCGTTTTCCACCTATTATCATTCGTTACCCTCGGATTCGCATTCTGCGTGTAATAATTCGAGTAATTCCCAGCACTGTCATACATAATCAAATAATGATAGACATTGGAATAAGTCCCGTTATCGCCAAATGACACCGATGTGGTTGACGTATCAACATCTTGAGGAATGACAGTCGCATAGTCAAGCCCTTCAGTCGGACTTCCAGATGCCGCTTTTTGGTAGCATCCGAATATGACCTTATCATATTCGGTGTAGTAGTCGGGGCCAGTCCATATATTTTGTTGATTGAACGAATTATCCCGTACCCGGACGAACTCCGTACCCCTATCAGCTATCCTCATAGAGAAACGGCAGTAGGCAGGAGTGATGCCGGAAGTCAAAGCATCCAGCCTCACCGTTCTATGTCCATATCTCGGCCCCCAATAGCCACCATAATCCTGGTTAGCATCATATAAGGCCATAAAAGGTGCCCATGATACCGTATCTATCAAGTCGAAGGTCAGATAAACATTCCCTGGAGGAATCGCAATGAAAGGAGAGACCGTTGCGGTGGAATCGGCCACCAAAACGCCACCTTCAGTAAGGCGATAGCCATCCGTCCAATCAGCATAAGGATTGTAAGGGGCATTGTTTTGGTAAACAAGGTCGCTGCCGAGATACATCTTCGCTATCTCGGTAGTCCCAAGGTAAACCTTGCCAATCTTATTTGTCCCTATGTAACTCATGTCTCTGGTATCAAGTAGAGTGTTCCGCTATCCTTGTTCTGTATCGCATTGTATGTCGCTTCATCGGCACACAGAACATATTTCGGATACGAAGATAGCGTTGTATACATCCCCCCTGATGAAATCAGATTTGTGCTTAAAGAAGTTGGCGTAGAGTCAATACCTGTCACACGGGCATCGTGGATGTCCTGGGTGCTATTGTCTGGCAATTTGAGCTTCTTTACCGCCATATATCTCTCTCCTATTAAGAAGCAGACACCGAGAGGTCTCCATACTTCGCTACTGTAATCTTATCATTTGTTCCTACGGTGATGCTTTGGGCCGCTGCCGTTCCTGATCCGATACCAGTTACCGCAGTAACCTCGTCCTTGTTATTGGTTGTCGTACTTGCAGAGGAAATTCCTGTCGCAACAGAGATAACACCATCCCCAGAAGATGCATTCGTTGAAAGAGCAACCGTAGGCTGAGCGGTCACCTTTACTCCAGTAAGGGCTGTTGCCGTAGTAGCCGTCCCAAGCCCGGTCATGACGGTTCCCCCACTACCGCTTGATGAAAGGCTTCCTGTTGCTACTGTCTTTGCAGTACCAAGAGTAGGGGCTGTACTGTTCGCTCCGGAGATAATCAAGGTTTCAGCATCTGCTCCTGTACCCATGGCAAAACTCCAAGTAGAAGCAGTCCCGGCAGATGTTACATTAGGAACGGTGGTCGTAGCCAGTTTACTTGTCGCACCAGGGTATGACTTGACAAAGGTGTCTGTCCCGTCAGCACCAACTGTGCCACCACTAGCCGTAGCCTTGATCCTAGTGGTCGTAGGGGTTACGGTTGTTGTGAAGGTCGCATCAGATCCGAGAACCTTGTCAGTCGTGCCACCGGAGAAGGTCACGGCAGAGGATGAGTTCGTGAAAGTCGTAGCCTCTCCGAGAACAACATCACCAGAACCCTTGCTCAATGTCACGGTGTCTTTATAGGCGAGTGCGCCAAGGTCAGAGAGGTCAATGCTTGAACTGCCGAGCCTCTCCCAAGTCTTCGAACCAGTTGTGCCTACTGCTACATACTCATCGTAGATGTCGTTGCTCTCATCGGCAGAATTCTTCACGAGGAAGAATGCTCCGGCCTGAGAGTCATCGGCATCAAGAGTCCCGGTATAGTCAGTTCCATTATAGGTCACAACGACTCCGGCAGGGATGTCCGCAACGACAGGAGTCGAAGCCCCATCCCATGCGATGATGTATGACACTCCTCCTGCGATAGCCTGCCTTGCCACAGCATCCTTAATGTCGTAGGTATTGCCCGAAGGCAGTTTGAGTTTACTAATATCCGGCATATCTAATTCCTGTTAAAAATCAATGCTTCCTGCTCCACCTCATGTTCGTCATCCACATTCAGTTTACCATCCCATCTTGTCTTGTCAGAAGGGGACACATGAATCCCATCATTCTCAATATGTTCTAGAATAACCTCTCTTTCCAGATCCCCTACAAATGCCAAGTCCTGGACATAAGCATTTCCACTACCTATCTTGATCCCAGGGACATCAACTGCTACACCATCAATCTCCATCGTGTCATGGTCGGTATAGATGATTATCTCACCCTTCATCGGGATAAACCCTCTTGCCGCTTCCCAATTGGCTGTAGTGTCTCTCTTTGCGAGTATTCTTGTCTTTATCGTCTGTGCCATAACTATTCAGTAGAAGTACCCCCATCTGCAATAAGAGATTCAAGACCAAGGTTGGTAAGAATCTGAGCCTTTTGTTCAGCACTTAATGACTGGGCTTTATTCCAAACCGTATCTGAAAATGCATTGAAATCGGGAATGATTACATCGTCCTCGCCAAGTTCGTCCCCGATATAGGCGATGTCTTCAGGTAATGTACCTGTGCCGCTCTCAATGACCAGGTTGTTGAGAACAGAGGTAAACTGAACCTCGACTTCGCCATCTATTACATTCATAGCATCGGGATAGGATGAGCTAACTATCTGAAATACTTGAGTCAGATTGTAGGAAGCATCCTCCGTTTCGCTTTCGGATTCCCTGATTTTTAACACTAGTTTATATGTCCCATATCTAGTTAGGTCACCCGCAGCTACCATGAATGTCAATTCGTTTCTATGCTGAATAACGAATGTTTCTATCTCCTTCTCAAGCGCAGCGGACTTCAGAAAGAGTCTCATGATCCTTCCTGAAAGCGGATACTTTGTGCCTGTATTGTCGAATATCTTCCACAACACATGGATGTTATTACCTATGCGAACAATTGTCATGGCTTATGCATCTACTATTATCTCCCAAGAAACGCCATTGGGTGCGTTGACTGTTACTGAATCTCCACTAGTACCCGAAGCATTGACGCTTGCCGTACTACGAGAGAACGAAAGAGTGGTTGAAGCCGCACTCTGCACAACCGATAGTGCCTGTCCACCGATTGAACCAGTATAAGATGCTGATTCTGATGTGCTTTGGTTGACGGGGATTGTAAACTCAAGAGTAACATTATATGCTGCAGTCGCACCAGGGTCATTAGGGATTGAATACCCCGCCTGCAACTGAGCCTTGGTCACTGTAGCACCATTCACTGTAGCAGATGTCAGAAGAGCGTCAAGAGTGCCATTACCTAGTGTAAGAGAAGCTAGGTTCGATGTCCCAGAAAAGGTTATCGTTCCACCTGCAGCAGGGAAAGCAGTTGTGCTTGAGGATGTAGTGAGGTTAATGAACCCCGGCTCTCCCGTCCCACTCTGTGTGACAACTAGAGTATTCGATGATGTAACAGAAGAGTAGTCACCAGTCCCCTTGAGAGAGAAACTGGCAGACCTACTATTCCTTCCGGTATTCTCGCTGGCGGAAACCGTCAATGACTTATTTCCAGTCCCCGCAGTAGGGCTTACTGTTATGATATTTGTAGGCATAATTATTTATGTTTATTCTGATAGTGTGTAAGTGGCAGGAATAACAGTATATCCCTGGATTGATATTGAAAGCACAAAGTATGTACACATCTCAAGTGTTCCAGTAAGGGCATGTGATAACTGAACTGTCACGTTACTGTGTGCCGCAACCTCAGATGTATAATCATCTTTACTTCCAGTCCATGTTTTTGCCGGTGTAGTATCTTCGCTACTATTGTATCCGCTAAGAGTCCATGCGAATGAACTTGGGAAGGTATATGAATAGTGATCGTTATTCAGGAACCCAACATTTGCGCTCATGGTGGGTCTCGCTCCAGAAGTGACAACAAGATTGCCTACACTTACATTAGTATAAGTAGTAGGATCTGGCTTTGCCGCCTGTGTGTAGTTTACGGTAACGGTTTTGAGTGTTCCTCCACCATCAGGTTCAGCACATACTACGACAGTGCCATCCCATGACGAACCCGTATTTTCGCTGAACTGAGTCGTTATGACACCAGTAGTTGTATTGAGCGATGCTCCAGTAATAAACCCAGACCATCCGCCATTTGTAGGGATATAAGGAGTCGCAGTGTTATTCCATGTCACAACAGGTGAACTGTTGCTTGTCGCATCCCATGCTACATTTACAGAATCCGGACTCACCTGAAGATCAGCATCAACTGAGACATAAGTGACAGTTACTGCCTTAGTACCGGATATACTTGGACGGACAGTACTAGTAGCCTTTACTATGACACTATCGTTATCCGCATCCTCAAGAGCAGTAACCCAACAGCTAGCTCCACTTGACCTTATACTGACAATTGTGCCTACAACACTATTGCCTGTCGAGGCATCTACGACATCCCATGAAAGGCCAGTCTCTGAAGTGTCGGTAGGGTTGTATGTGGCATTATAAAGATGCTCTGTTTCGCCATCATCGCTTATCGAAGAAGAGCCTGAAACGGTGATACCTTGAAGCTGTATGTTGTCCTCTCCGTTCTGCGAAAGAGTACCATAACCAGTCCTCTGAACACCGGCAAGGTCATATCCTGTTACCGTGACTGTCGTAGACCTGGAACTAGTGCTAAGATTTGCAGATATATTCAGAGTGACAGTACTTGTAGAACTGTCATAACTGCCAATGCTGGTAACCCACGAAGTCCCACTTGTGACAGATATCGAGATAGTTCTGCTTGTGTCTATGTTAGATAGTGTGATAGGGACTTGCGCACTTGTGTCATTCTTCAGCTTATTGACACTCCCGACTGTAATTGATCCAGCCTCAACGACAGTAACCAAACAATAATCGGATTTGCTTTGATCCGCCACCGATGTGGCATGTACGCCAACAGCGGTTGATGTTACGGCAACACCTCTTATCCATCCAGTGTTCCCGACAGCCACTTCGCTGCTATCATCAGAACTCCATGTTACCCTCTTATCAGATGCATTGGTCGGATATACATTCGCCTCCAATTGATAGTCGTAAGAAGTACCCTTGTTGATCGTAACAGAACCAGGGACTACTTCTACACTTGTCACATCCACGCCAGAAGTTGCCTGCGTGATAGTCAATGTATCCGCAGTCTCGGAACTGCCAGTCCGCCTCAATTTGAAGTTATATGTCTTTGTGGAGCCGGAATCATTAGCACCGAGATTGAAAGTTAAAGTCTCAGTACCAGTTCCTGATGCTCCGGTTGGTGTCAATGTTGCCATAGTCTAATAATGTATTTCTGCGCTCTGGTTAACGTACTGCTTTATCCCACCAGGGAACTCGATATAAGCGGTTCTTGTCTTGCCAGTTGTGTTTTCTGTCACATGAAGCCCTACATATCCCTCCTTATCGCTATGCCTATATGCGGAATAAGTGAATGTAAGCCACTCCTCAGAACAAGTAGTATTTCTCATAATCTCTTCATACCCTTCTTCTGAACAATCAATCACAAGAGTACCGAGATCTGATATAACTTCTCCCTTGTCGTTATATGTGAAATAGAAAGCACCGTTCTTATCACAATAGGATATGTCACCAAATGATCCCTTGATTCTATTCACAATTACTCCGTAAGGCTGAGTGATGTTTATGGTGACTCCACCTGAGTTAGTGAAATTACCAGTAAGGACAAGTCTCAGATGCCTTGTCTCACCACCATTCTCCATTATAGTAAGATCAAAACCATCAGGAGTCTTGTTGCTTATCTTATACAGATTATTAATGCTACCATAGGTATCATTGTACATAGTTGTTGTATAACCAGTACTGTAGCCATCGTGATCTGTAGTATTGACATCAATGTGAACGGTTGTCTCCTTAGAGTCATCAAGAACAATCACCGTTGGATCTGCTCCGTCAACGGAAGTACCGTTCTCTACAATATTTACAGTACAAATAGCTGTTTGACCATCAGCAGCCTTTGCCGTAACGGTAAAAGTGCCAGTACCAGACCTTAAACATTTCAGATAGCCATCAACGCAAGAGAGAGCGGAAGGATCGGAAGATGTCCATTCAACAGCCTTGTTTGTAGCATTGGACGGAGTAACTGTCGCTGTGATTTGCTTCGAAAAATCGTAGGCATATTTAAGCGATACCGAAGTCCTACTCAAAGAAATCCCAGTAGTAGGGATATAAGAATTCTCCGGCACAACTGTTGTCGGGATCTGCCCAAGATATGTGCCGTTATCATCTCTGACTTCAATTGCAGTGTTTCCTGCGGCTTTCCCAGTAACCAAACCTTCGTTGGTCACAGAAGCAATAGTGATATCTTTTGACTTGTATTTCATGGCCTTATTTTTCTTCAATAGATAATGTTTCTCCTACCTTAATAGTAATTGATTCGACAGACACATTAATCGCAGTACTAGTGTCGATATCCTGTTCATCTTCTTCTATATCTGGAAGAGATTCACTTGTAATCTTCCAAGGAATATTTGCTTCTACCCCGATTCCTCCCGTAGTAACGGCATTACCTTGTGCATCGAGCTGGAATCCATTCTTAGTAAAATGCAGATAGGCATCTTCTGGATCATCAGGAACTACATCTCCTGAACCACTTCCGGCAAGAAGTGCGTCCACCTGTTCCTTTGAATAGAAGGGGATCGACAAGCCTCCGATGTTCAGTGTGTAATATGATCCGTTGTTAACGATGGAAAGGTTACCGATAAGCCCAGACAACCGCTCCAGCTCTTCCTCGTAGGCAGGGTGAGTGTGAGTGAGGTCAACACTGATCTCGCTATTGTCAGCCCTCGTGAAGATAAGGTTTGGCCAGTCACAACGGATAGAAGCGATGAACTCACCGAGCCATTCGGTCACCGTCCCCTCATAACCGTTCTCCACTGCTATCTCATAGGCGGATGCACCCTCCAGAGTGGAGACATAGACATTGTTCAAGATTGAATTGATAACGATGTCTGCCTGCCCATTGATGGACTTGTTCGCCCTCATAGGGTAGGTCTCGCTCACCACCTGGAAGACATGTGACAGTTCGTAGGTTGCATCCTGCGTGTCATTGTCCGGCTCCTTGATCTCAAGGATGAGCTTGAATGTCCCGAATCGGTGTACTTCCTTCTCATCGATCACGAAGACAATCTGGTTGCGGAGTTGCTGGGAGTAGGCAGTGATCTCCTTCTTGCGAGGGCCACTGACGAGCCACAGGCGATGGATCTTCCCGGTCAGCGAATACTTCGCACCGTTGCGCCCGTAAACATTCCAAGTTACGTTTATATCGTTTCCTATTCTTATGATATCCATAAGGCAGTAGTCTATTCAGCGAATGATGTAGCCCTCCCGAAGAAGGTCTGTTGTGCCGGCTGGTTCGCATAAGTCTCCATCACTATCCCCGTGAGCCAGTCAATAATATTCTGTCTCAACAGACGGGATATCGGATAACTGGTTGCACTCTCGGAATAGAACTGCTCCTTGACAAACGAAAAGACGGCAATGGCATTTGATGGACTCCCAAGCCCTGCCACCGTTGTCGGCTTGAGAGTATAGTACTTAAAGGTAGGGGGAGTCACTGCTCCCTGCTGACGAACCAGCCTCGGTCTGTCATACCTGCCTCTTATTCTTACATTTAGTTGTTTCCTCCCTTCGGGGGAGGCTTCTTTAAGCGCATCCGTGACAACGATATCGGAATCAACGGCACGGAATGCGACAAGTCTCAGATAATTCGAGCCAGCCGAAGGGGTGAACGTCAGTACTCCATCTGATGAAACACTGACAGATCCCCCCTCGCTTGACCCGCTTTTCTTGAAAGTGTACTCCTCTCCCTCCAGCAAATGCACGGGTGCGATCTTATGGATCGCATTGATTGCTTCGGGCAGGTTCTTCTTGATGATGTCATCGAGCGAGAGATTGTCATTGTTCTCATCGGTGTACATCACGGATTCATTGAGACCGGCCTCGTCAAGGTTCTTTCTTACGAGCGTTATGGCTGTTGCTGTGGAGAGAGTAGTCATTATTCGTAAAGATTAGGGAAGGACACGCCAATCTTGGCTGCGTACTTCTTAATGGAATCATCGTCCTTGAGGTGTGTCGCTTTTGCTCCGTTCTGCTTGAGGAACATAATCGCATCCTCCTTGCTGGTTATCTCCGGATGAGCGGTGAGGGCAGGGGTCTCGGAGACCGCTGCTTTCTTTTCTTCGCTTTCTTCCGACACACGGACGATCTTGATAAGGTGGCCGAACTCCTTGCTGTTCTCAATGATCCCCTGGATGACGGGGTTGGCGGTGGTGTAGGTGGCAGGACGATTCTGGAGACCAGCACCTATGCGGCCTCTGCCGAATTCTGCCGTGAACCAAGCCTTGCCTTCGTTGATGGGGAAATTGATAATGGCCTGGGTCTGGCCGTAAATACCATATTGCTTCAGCATATTAACGATGTTTTAGAAAAGCGGAGCGGGCTATCCCCGCCCCGCAGATGAATTTCAGATTAGGCCCTTACGACTCCCTGGAACTTGACCCAGGTATTGAGGTCGGTGTCCCACTCAACGATGTCAGCCTTCTTGAAGCCGGCAGTTGCATCGTCAGCGGTGAGGTAGTACTTGAGGAGCTTCGCAGCGGAGGTGAGAGCAGATCCGGTAGGAAGAGCGGACACGCTGGTGAAGGAAGCAACGATACCACCAAGGTTGGCCTGGGTGAGAGCAGCGTTGGCAGGAAGGACGAGCATGCTGTTGAATCCGTTGAGAGCAACGCAGTCATACTTGCAGAGGTTGTACTCCTTGGCCTCACGAGCCTCGGCAGTCTTGCTCATGTCACGGGTGGTGGTCTTCTTATTGACCATGTACGGACGGGTAGCATGACGGAGGTCAACAACGATCATAGCCTCTTCGTAGCCGATATCGTTCAGGGTAGGATCGTAGACGAATTCGAATGAACCGAAGTTGTCACGATAGTTGCGAACCTTGATACCGTAGTCATTGACTTCGACCCTGCCGACATCCTTGTACTTATCAGCACTGTTGACGAGCTTGATGAGCCTCTGCATAGCCTTCTTTCCGCAGAAGACGGTAGCCTCATCGGACTGGCTGTTATCGGTGAACTGGAGGGTGGACATCACGAGGAGGTCATCATCGGTGAGAGCATTGCCGGAGAGGGTGTAGAGCATATTGAGCTGACGGAGAATACCGTTCTCAAAGTACACGGACTCACGGTTTCCAGTCTCAGGGACAAAGACATCAACACGAGCCTTAGTTCCGTTCCAGTGGGAGCGGGCGCACTCACGCTTGAAGTTGTACTCGGCATTGGCGAGGATCTTCTGCTTGGTGTGAGGGACTTTCTTGATCTGCTCCTCAAGGGCATCGGTGATAACGCAGGTGACGATCTTCTTCTGGAGGAAGACATCGAACTTCTCAGGCAGATAGGTCTCGGAAGCAACATGCATCTGGGACTCTGCGCAAGCGGTAGCCATGCTCTTGAACTCAGCGTACTGAGGGATGGAAACGGTGGTAGGAGTGGTGGCATCAATAGGAGGGTTGATGACCTTGAACTGAACCAGATCGCTTGAATCCTTGTGGTCAAGCACGAAGAGCATCAGTTCGCCATCGGCAACCTCATTGCCACTCTCATCCTTCTTGTAACCTGCAACACCCTTCACAACGACAGTAGAGAACTCGGTGAGGCACTCAGGGTTGTCAAAGTTGGCAACGGCCATCTTGAGGACGTTATTGGTCTTGTTGTAAGGAGTGGTGGAGGCAGCAGCAGGAGAGATGGTAACTGCGCTACCATTCCAGACTGCATCCAGATCGGTGGAGCCAGTCCTCCAATGTCCGTGGACAGGGCTGTTCACCTTGACCGGACGGCACTGACGGGCGATGTAGGTCTCAATAGGGAAGGCGAAAGGACGGAACTCGTCAACATCCTTGTCATAGTCTTCGGCCTCAAGACCGGCATCACGGACATCGGTAGCGGTAGCGGCCTTGCCCTGGAGCTGGGTCTTGCCACCCTGCTCGTCAGTCTGAAGAGCCTCATCTGCAGGACGGCCACCAGGGTTGGTGGTTGCGTCATAGGTGTCCATGTTCTCTGAAGGGTTGGCGTCAGGAGACAACTCAACGGGGTCAACAACTGCCATAGCGAAACCGAGATCTGCACCCAGCAGAGCTGCGGCAACCACAAGCAGCGATGACAGGACGCTCATCTTGTGGGTCTTAAGAAAATTATAAATTCCCATATCGATAAGATTTTATGAGTTTTCGATTAGCGTATTCCAGCCCACGGACTCGTGGTTTCCGTTCTGGGGGCTTTCTCTCTTACCCTTGCTCCCTGTCCTCCGGGGATTGCGGGAGGCATGGCGTTAGAGGTGCTACGATCACGTCTGGTGACAGCGATCTTGGCGTTGCGCCCGCTCACTTCACCTTCCTGACGGGCAAGAGCCACGTCCGAGTCGTGATTAATTGCATTGAGTGCGAGGTCGAAGTCTTCGGTGGAATACTTGTTCACCATCCCGTTGAAGGCAATGGACAGGAGCCTCAGCATGACATCACGCTTCTGCTCAAGGGACAGACCCTTTGAGTTGCCCCACTCCTCCAAGTCTGACAGCGACTTGTTCCAGTTCTCTTCGGCCTCCTGATTGAGGGCATCGTTGGCGGATTTCCTTTCCCTCCAAGAGTCCAACTGACTCTTGAACTGGGACTGGCTCTCCTCACTGATGCCGAGGTCATCACCGAATGTCTCCACCAGGGCTGTCCTGGGATCTCCGGTTTCGACCCATCTCTGAATGAACTCTGCGCTACTCGGATCGGTGAGCAACAGTTCCTTCAGCCTGCTGTCCTTCTCGTCATAAGCGGTCTGCCTGGTCGAGTAGTCCTGCAGCATCTCGTCTATTGCTTCATCCAGATCGGAAACCCCTTCCTGCGGCTCGGTTGCATCCAGGTCAGCGAAGGTTCGATCAGGGAAACGCTCCCTTGCACGGGCAAGAAGGTCGGCTCGTGGGGAGGTTCTGTTCATTTCTTCTGAATTAGCCATTGATGAATCGTAATTAGTTTGGGTCAAAAATAACTTTGGCATCGCTCGCATAAGGTCTATCTTTCCCCATTTAACTAAACATTGTGCAAGAACTTGCGCAAGAATAGGTTAAATCTTTTTACCTTTGCAATAAAGGAGAGAATGAGAGATACCGAACTGATTAGGGCGAAAGAGCAAGCCTTGTATGCCGTCTACAAGAGAGGACTGGAGGAGGGTCGCTTCAAATCTTTCCGGGAAGCAGGGGAATGGACGAGGAAACAGCCCGCCCCCAGGTATTTCATTGACTCTCGCACGGCTTCATTGCTATTGGGAAAGATTCACAACCAGTCTTTCCTGATGGGGCTTCACCCCGCTTCACGGAGACTAATCCTCCATCTCGACTCTAAATACAAGGAATACCTTCACGAACATCCTAAAAGCACGTTATCCAGAGAAAGGATAATGGAACTGCTCGTGGAAGAACCCGCCCCCGAATTCTACATAACCGGGGAAGGAGCGAGGAAGATAATACGCAAGGTGATAAAAGGAATCAGGGAGAAGTGGGGACAATGAGATACGTTCTGATCATACTCATGATAGCGGTGTATGCCATCTTCGGCATACCGACATGGTTGGAGATGGGGGAGTCCCCTTATCTTGCCAGGGCATTGGCCTATTCTTTCTTCCACGCTTCCCTCTGGCATCTGGCCGTGAACTCCCTTGCCACATGGACTCTTTACAGAAATGCAAGTTTCTGCAAGGCTTGCAAGGAATTGCTTGTCGCTTTCCTCATCGCAGTGGCCGTCTACCCTCTCTCGTTCCGTCCCGTAATCGGATTCTCAAACGTACTCTATGCCACCATAGGCATGCGTACACCACCGCTATCCTCACCATGGTGGAGGAAGTCTCCCGTGATAGTCTTCCTTGCCGTGACCGTTGCCATGTTTTTCATACCGAGGTTCAGTGCCACGACACACGTAGCGGCATTCGCTCTGGGAATAGGATACGCCTATCTGCGGAGATTCCATAAATCAATCATGAACGATGCAGGGCGCTATCTATAAACAGATCATCGAGGAGAATGAAGCCAGGCTTCATCGGTTGCGGGCAGAGTATGATCCCGTGACGGGTGAGGGTCTTGCCGAGCTGCTTGGTGAGGAGAGGGTGAAACTTGAGATATCGGACTTCTCCATCCCCGTCCAATGGGTTCCGAAGGAGATGATGAAGAATCCTCTTATCAAGGAGGTGGCCAAAGCGGGGAGCATCGAGACTTATATTGAAAAACATAAATGGAAATACAGTACTCCGACCCATCTTGACATAGAAAGACGCATCAGGCGAATCCGCCATAAGCACGACTTCTGTCATTGGGCATTCTTCTGTATCTGGATCAAGCACAAGAAACTCAAAAGAAGAGTCCGTTTCAAGCTGAACCTCCCCCAGCTCATTGTGCTTTCCAAATGCGAGGAACTGCGAAGGGCCGGAGAGCCTATTGCGTTGATCATCCTCAAGGCCAGACAGTGGGGAGGATCGACCTTCTGCTTCTTCTACCAGGTCTGGCTGCAGTTCAAGTGGAACGAGTTCCATTCCTTCGCCATTGCAGCGCACACCTCCTCGGCATCCGAGACCATCCTCAATATGCTCAAGCGATCCATCAAGGATTATCCGGCATGGGATCTCGGACTTGAGGACGGTACGGAACTGCGGCTCGCCCCTGCCGACACATCCGGCCATGCCTTCACCCTCAAGGATCAGGATAACAAGCAGGTGTTGGAAGGGTTCATCTATGTGGGTACTGCCGAGAAACCCGACACCCTCCGTTCAAAGGATATCTCCGGTGCGCATTACTCCGAGGTCGGAGTCTGGCCTGACACTCCCGGCAAGCAGGCAGAGGATATCATTGCAGACATCCAGGGAGGTCTCCTTGAGGACACGGAGACGATGGAGGTCATGGAGTCCACGGCCAAGTCTTCCGATGATTACTTCCATGCGGTCTGGGAGTCATGTGTCGGTGGGGAAGGTGGCTATGTCCCCGTGTTCATCTCCTTCATCCAGATCGAGAACGATGTCAGGGAGATAAAGGACATGAAAGCCTTCGTGTCCTGGCTCTATGAACACAAGGATGAGGAGCGTCCCAACGGCAAGTGGAGGGACAGTGGCAAGTACTACTGGTGGTTGTGGGAGCTTGGTGCTACCCTCGAACACATCAACTGGTATCGTTATCGCAGGCTCAAGCTCTCCTTCGCCAAGATGTGCAACGAAGCCCCCGCCACTCCGGAGCAGGCGTTCATCACTGCAGGACAGAAGGTCTTCGACCCGTTTGAGGTGGCGAGGAAGAGGGAGAAGTGCAGGGAGCCGGTGATGGTCGGTGACCTGATAAGCGATGCCCATGAAGGAGCGGAGGTGCTGGACAACATCCGTTTCATCCCCAACTCATCCGGTGCGCTCAAGGTCTGGGAAGAACCGGACGATTCTCCCATCTCCAACAGATATGTCGTTGCAGTGGATATCGGTGGTCCGAATGACACCTCCGACTGGTCTTCTGTCAGAGTCCTCGACAGGCTCATGATGATGCCGGACTTCGGCCTTGCGGGGAAGCCGAATGTGGTAGCGGAGATGCATTACCACATCGACCATGACAAGCTGGCCTACGATGCCTTGAGGCTTGCGGAATGGTACAACCATGCACTGCTGGTCATAGAGTCCAACACCCTTGAGACCCATAAGAAAGACCACAATGCCGATGAGGATGGCTTCGAGTACATCCTTGACATCATTGCAGACCTCTATGACAATCTGTACATGCGCCAGACCAAGGAGGAGGATGTCAAGGAGGGAGTGATAGGGAAGTGGGGATTCCACACCAATGCACTCACCAAGCCGAAGATCATTGACAACATGCGCACCTGTCTGAGGGATGACCTCTGGGATGAGCCAAGCACCCTCTGTCTAGATGAGATGTCCATGTACGTGGATGAGAAAGGACAGTATACCGCACCTCCGGGCAAGCATGATGATGTCCTCATGGCCACGGCCATCCTGCTCTGGGTGGGATTCAAGGAGATGCCCATGCCCGCTTGGATAAGGCAGAGGGAGAAGAGCAGAGTGGAAGTGGAAGGGGACAGGATGGGACTGACCAACATTTAACACCATCAGATATGAAATTCTTAAAGAAACTTTTCCGCAGGCCGGCAATCATGCTGGTCACGCTCTGGGCTAACCGGACGTACAACCAAGGAGTCAAGGCTGCCGAACTAAGGCATCGCAAGGAGAAGAGGACAATCTACCTTGCCGCACAGACCTTCCATCCAGACAGGCTCGTGACCTACACGAGGGAGACCTTCCGCATGCAGAAGAAGGTGTTCGGCTACAAGGCACGGCTTCTGACCATCAACACTCTCCGTGAGGGATGCTATTACTACACCACCGACAAGTTCGGTCAGCACGGCATGACAGAGAGGGAGAAGGAAGTGAGGAGGAAAGCCTTCGTCAGGGAGAGGCTGATGCTCGCCAAACTGATATAAGAATAGCCTCCGGGATTCACATCCGAGAGGCTACATCAAAATATGCAAGAGAAATAATCAGACTATTCAGGCCGATACATGTTCATCGACCTTACTACTGCCGCTTCGTCTCGTGACAAACCGGAGTCAGTCTGTACGGGTCTTCCTTGAACGACATCCTGCGCTCCCTGCGGAGGGGCTGTAGACGGCATGGCCGCTCCTTGCATCGCCTCGGCCTCGGCCTGCCTTGCCTGCCTACCCTGCAGGATCTTGTCCGCATACGGCACATCGGCAATCTCAAGGTATTCCTCGAAGGTGATGAGTCCGTTCAGCAGGAACTCCTTGGCATCCTGGTTGATGACGGCACGGAACACGGGAGTGTCTGCGCTTTCCTTTATCTTGATGTCATACTCAAGGTCACCTACCTCATTGAGATTGAGGTTGGCGTTGTCGTATGCTCCATCCAGTCTTCCGGCAATGCTTGTGAACCTTGCAGTGTCATAGAACATTGCAATATTCTTCATCTTCTTGTAGAGGATGGACTCCTTGAACTTGCGGAAGTCTTCCATCAGTCCGGCAATAGGAGTGGAAGCATTCGTCACCATCTGTGCATAGAGCGCACCGGACGTTGATGCCCCAGGGGCTTTACCCTGCATCGCTCCATTGACCGGAGTACCACTCTCCATCAGACGGGAATAGGTGGCGATGAGGCTGCTCACATCGAAGTTCTGTGCAGCACCGAAGAAGACCTTCGGCATCAGTCCTTCCTGTCCCGGTTTCATGTCGATGTACACCATGTCATCGATGGAAGTCCAGCTCTTTGCGAAATCCTCGAAACTCACGTCATCGGGGACGATGGCCTTCGGGACAACGGTGACACCCTTCGCCTGTGAACGGAGGAGCCAGTCGTGAAGCACTATCGCACGGTTGATGGCGATATTGTGGTCGATGGCATCGTTCATGTAGCCCGTGAGCTTGCCGTCCACGAAGGGGAATGCGCAGAAGGAGAAAGGATGGCTTCTGTCTGCATAGGGTGACTCACCCTCCCAGAGGATAGTCCCATCGGGTGCAAGGAACCGACAATACCAGTAGGTGTCAATGAAGAATCCGTTCCTCTCGTCCTCCTCATTGCCATACCCGTCACCAACGATATAAGGGACATCGGAGTCAGACCACCCGGCACTTGCCGCCAGTTTCTTCCTCCTTTCGTTCTCCATCTTTATCTGCTTGCGATAGGCACGGTCATCGGCATCAATGATCTCTTCCGTTCCGGCATTCATGTCATGAAGACGGATTCTAGGCTTCGTCTCCCTTGTCCAGACCTCGAAGACCCTGCACTTGGTAGAGTCGGTAGGACGGAGGAAGACCATGTCATCCTCATCATGCCTGTCGGTAATCTCATCTATATCCTCTTCTTTGAAGGTGGCGGACTGGTCGGCATAGATGTCTCGGAGGGTTTCATAGTCTCCCATCTTATGTGCGAACATGGCGCAGACTTCCTCGAAGCTCTTGTCAAAGAACTGCCCCACGAGGGTGACATCCCAGAAGCGGGGATCGACTGCCTCGCTCTCGAAGAATATCTGGTTGGGGTTGCAGTAGGTAGTCCATGAGTCGAGCCTTCTGCTGGGGCCGGATGTGTCATCATAAGCCTCATGAGCAACGGCTAGTCCTCCGATGCAGACATCCTTGAGGAACTTGATCTCCAATTCCGTGAGGAGGTTCTTCTCGCAGTTTGCCTGCAGAGCCACGGTCATTATCTCTCCGTACTGCTGCTCATCCCTATCGATGGCATGGCAGACGGGTTCGCTCTTGTCCTTGATCATGACACCCACGATGGTGTCCACCTTGTTCTTGATTTGGTTGGTCTGGATGACTACATTGCCCTGCTGCATCAGATACTCACGATAGGTCATCGCCTGACCGTTCACCGTGATCGTATCCGCCCACTGGTCACCATAGGCGAACCGGACACCCCTTGCCCTCTGCTGGCGGAACTCATCCAGGTTGCCCCAGACCGTCTCGCACCTCTGGAGCAGGGCTACGTCCTTGTCCTTGAAGTTGAGCTTGGCTTGCCTCGCCTTCACGGAATTCATCTCGGTGAGGGTACTGCCTCGCTTTATGAGTCTGGTTGCCTTAAACATAAGTGACGAATTAATATACACTACGCAACGAAAATAGGGATGCTTTCGCACCCCTATGGTCTATCTTTCCCCAATTTCTATCTCAATCGGTTCTGGAATCTCGTATCGTAGTCAATATCGACCCAACTGACTCGCTCGGTAGGTGACATGTCGGTGAGGATGACCAGCCTGTACCACTTGTATGAACCACCATGGAGCGAGGGGAGTACACCCCAGTGGATGTTGTCCATCGATCCGAGAAGGATATACTGGACATCCTCCCTGTTGAAGTGGCCTCTTATCCTGATGCTACGGATACTCTTCCTTACATCGGGGACATCCATGTCAAATGGCCTTGTCACTATTACGCCCTTCATGCTCTCGGAGGTGGTTACATCCATCTTGCCGGACAGATCCAGGACATACTGATAGTTGTTAGACTTCAGGTTGACGTATGCCTCCGGATAGTTGTTGAGAACATAGGAGAAGCGCAGTGGCAGTTGGTAGTCCTCCACATATAGCTTGTGCCATGTGTTGGTGCGAAGCATGTAGACATATTGGAAGGACTCACCACCGTTGATGAACACCAGTCGGTTGCCCTTGTAGTCGTATGCTATCCTCGCTCCCTCCATAAAGGCCATGAAGTGGGTCTCATCGGAAAGGGGATTGACGAACTTGCCCCACTTGCCGGAACTTATCATCTGCCACTCCTTGCTTGTAGTCGGCATGTAGTAGTGCTTTCCGTTCATGAATGGCGAGATGTCCGTTATCTGTGAGCCGGATATCAGCATGACCGTCTTGTCAGTCGTGAAGACTACGGCATTGTCGATGGATGTAATGGAGTCGGGGTTGTTGCACACCTCCCTGCTCATCGGCTTGGTAGAGACTATCGTCCCATCGGATGCCGATTCCATAGCCCAGATCCCGTCCTCAAGGAATGCATAGATAGGGAACTGACCGAACTGTCCTTCAGACAGGGCAGCAGTCGCAATGGCGCAGCCAAGCACCTTGCTGTTCATCGTGTACCTTGATGCCACGGGGAAGACAAACGGGTTGTCCATCTCGGACATGTATATCTTGTTGGGTTTGTCATCAAGGTAGCTCTCCTGTCCGGGGATGTAGGTGGCCGTCTGGGTGCAGGACTCTATCAGTTCCTTGGTGATGTCACCATACCAGTAGGCACAGTCAAGGTTCGGATGCTCGGTCATGCTCAGTGTCGCAGCACCGATGACGGCTCCCGATCCTGCCATGATATTTGCCGGAGTCCCCCAGAGAGCTTGGATATCCACCGCAAAGGCTCTGGCATCGGGACACATGATGAATCCGTAGCCGTTAGACCAGAGGGTTGTTTCGTTGAGATATTCCGCCTTGAAGAAGAAGTACTCGCTCCCTTTGTTCGTTGCCTTGATGGAGAACGATCTTCCGTAGCTGTCCCTCAGATAGTAGGTCAGCCTGAAGGCAAGGACTTCATCATGGAGATATCGGTAGGTGTATGTCGGATGGGGTTCGTTTGACAACTGCGGATTGTAGTAATAGGTGGCGATAGGGTTATGGATGTCCATGCTCACCTCCTCGCTGATTCCCGAAGCCACGATCTTGTTGTTATAGAGTGTGGCTCTGGTGAATCCTACCTTGTAGTGCTTCATGTCAGAGAGAGTATCCAGACGGATGCCCGCAGTCACAAGGTTATCCGTGGACATGAAACCCTTGGTATCTACGATAATCCCGTTCCTTAATTCCTGTACCGTCTCTTCTGAATACGCTACAGAATATACCCTATAGAAGTTTGATGAGTCAAGATATCTCTGGAGGGTCGAATCGCCCTTACCAAGTACGGGTGTCCCACGCACATAAACGATTGTATTCCCTTCTTTTTGTGCTGTATAATCGTCAAGGAAATAGCTCGAAGCCCTATCAACATCTATCTGTGGGGACAGATAGATTTCAAAGGAGTCAATGATTTCTTCCCATCCGGAATAGAAATTGGCATTTTCATCCAGTCGGAAGAAAAGTTTATATGCCATGTTGAGTGTGAGGTTGAACCTCTCAACCGCTCTGTTTTCTCCCTCATGATCCCAGTAGTATCCGGATATTTCAAATGGATTCTCAAACCCTGGGGCTATCAGCACGGGGGTGGAAGCAATCCTTGTCCCATCGAAAAGCCTGATGGCAAGGACAGCGAACATCTGTCGGTTGAAGACACCCTGTCTTGCGTTGGATGCAAGGATTTTGTCTATCTCTTCCAGTATCCATGTACGGCTATCATTGGACAGACCGGCCTTGCTTGGAGCCTCGGCATCATCATCGAATGTCCTGAAGATATCATTCTTCGTTCTGATGACCTCTTCTCCTGCTGTCGATGATGAAGGCACGTCATAGTTGGCGAAGGTGAAAGCAGGGAAGGGGATTGATGTCCCCAGATACTGGTACTCACCATCCTTCATCAGCACCCAGTGTGTATGGTACACCTTCTTCCCGTTATCCACGGTATAGGTCACCACACCGAGTGAGTTACCGAGATTGATGCAGCGATAGAAGATTTCCCCGGTCTGAAGAGTCATGAATGGAACGACTTGTGTACCGTCCCATACGCCCAGCTTGACGAATACCCGGTCTATGTATTTGATGATGGCACGGGTATAAGTCGGGGTCTTGTGGATGAATACTGCCTCCCAACCGTTTCCCCAGCTTGAGGTAGGGAACATGGCTATGCCCCTCTCATCCGTTTTGTCATTGACCGCCACGGGTTTGAGGGCAGGGGCCGTCTCATCGTTATCGAGAAAAACATTGAGGCTCTCAGCGCACCCTCCATCGGCAGTGTACCTGTCGGAAGGGTTGCGTGAGATCCCACGAAGTTGAAGTTGCTTAATCATCGTTACTTGGATTTGCGTTCTTTGACTAATTTCTTAAATCTCTTGAGATATGCCTTCTCTCGTTTCTCTTCTGCCTCATCAGAGTATGCCCAGCCGGTGATTGGTGCGCCCTTCGCTACCTTGTATCTGGCATATCTTTCTGCCATCTCGCTGACAGACATCCTCTTTGCGCTGGCCGCATTCTCACCAAGCTCATCTATATAGATCTCATCCACCTGGGACTGAGGTACTTGCAGGACTCTCATGATGAGGAGCATTGCCTCCTTCGAGGTATCGAGGTCTCCTCCGCATGCATCTACGACAGCCACGACTGCATCCGTAAGTGTCTGGGGGTTGACCCCTATTCCCGCCTGAATGGCGAGGTTTATAAGGTCATTCGCTCCTGCTACTGGATCATAACTCATCTTCTTGTAAGCCGACTTCATGTCGCTTATGATAGGCAGCAAGGAAGGATCATAGTTATTGAGGCTCTCACCCTTGGCCACCATATTAAGAGCCTCGCTCATCACGTTACCTCCGGCCAGACCTTCAATCGTTCCTCCAATCAGTCCATGGATAAGGGCTTCTGTAAGCATCTCATCCTTCTTGTCATCATCGTCTCCGAAGAGCAGATAGGCGATGCTTCCACCAAGATTCCAGGCGAACTGGACAAGGAATCCGAAGGTTGCCACCCTTGCGGCACTTCTCCATTTCTCCCTTTCGTAGTTCCTGTTCGCTGCATGCTCGGCCTGCTCCTCGGTGAGTCCGTCACGAACCATCTGCTTGGTCATGAACTCAATGGATGCCGCCTTGTATCCCGGCTTCATCATCTTGCCGATGTTGCGGATTGCATCATGAAGCTGTCTCTGATATCCCATCGAAGAGTTACGGAAGACAGTCAGCATGGTAGCAAGGACTGTCCTATCCAACTGTACCGGAGATGTGAATGCCGCCTCATTTGACTGCTGGGTCTCATTGTACAAAGTGGTCGCATCCTGCTTGGCCTTCTTGTCTGCTTGCGCTTCAGTGTAACCATCCTTGATGTATCTATCGTATCTACTTTGGTAGATTGAATGTGCGCCTATTGAAACGGTCAGAGCATCCACAAAGGCATTAGGAGACATACCCCATTGTGATGCCTTCTCCACGATTTTGTTCCTCCAGAGTTTCCAATCGGACTCAGTTTTCATCAGTCTTGTGTCTCCAGCTTGTCTGGACTTCCATCTCTTCTCGAAGAGAGGGAGGTTCTCCATCGCCCAGTTCCATGCCTTCCAAGGCGTTGCCATGTTTTCTCCGAGATACTTGATGTTGGCATCGGAAACAAATGCGGGCATCGAAAGGAACTGCTTCAAAGCCGTGTACACTCTGAAGGAGATCTTTGCTGCAGTCACACCTTTGGCTATATTCAGAGCAGCAGTATCAAGATCAGACTTCTTCCCCGCAGGGTTGTATGTACCTCCGGCAACCCTGCAGACTGCTTTGAAGTTCCTCCACAACTCACTACCAGAGCCATAGACGGTTGCCATGTTCTGCACCTGATTGCGGAATCTCTTATAGGAGAGCAGGGTATTGAGGTCTTTGTTGAACTCTGCGAAGGCAGCCCACTGCTCCATCTGCTCCACATGCTCAATCACCACGGAGAAAGCATCGGCTCCAAGGAGATCAAGGTCTTGGGCATTCCTTCTTCTCTTGATAATGCTTCCAGTAGTGGTTGCAGGAAGGGCATCATCAAACTCCGGCCTTCCGATGTCTTCGGCTCTGTTGAGACTCCTCTTGTTGATCTTGAGAGGGAAGTAGTCCTCGATAGCAGCCATTGATGCTCCGAAGAGTCTCTCGTGGACTGCATTGTATTTGTTCCTCTTGTTCACGAGGTATTCGTCCTGCAGCCAGTCTGCAAGCTCAATGAATCTGGAATCCATCTGCCTCTTGATTGCATCCACAGTCTCTTCAGTGATTCCCATCCTGCGGAGTTTCATCCTGCCATCGGTCATCTTGTTGACCATGTAGATGTACAGAAGATTGCCCTGGGTTAGATCATGCTCCTTCATTTCGCCACCATCCCACCACTTGACCTTGACGGTAGGCATCTTCCTTTCCTCTTCATAGAGATCACTCCACCTCATCTTCTTGTCGAAAACCTCGCTGACCTTGGCATCAAGTTCTTCCTTGGCCTGCTTCTCTCCGAGATAGGCATTCTCCTGCGCATCGAGCCATCCTCTGTGGAACTTGTTGAAGAGGTAGCCTTCTCCAGCCACGTTCTTCTCACCGAAGAGCCGGAGCATCTGGTCGAAGGTTGCAAGAGGCTTGGCGAAGAATCTCACGATAGAAGAGTTTGCTAGTCTTCCCATCCGGGTAGATTCCTGGAACGAGCTTGCAGACCTGCCCTGCATATCGCTATTGGCGAGGTGATGAATCTCCTCGACCCTCTGCTTCTCCCTCTCTGTGAACTCTTTCCTCGCTTCGACACTGCCTGCCATCATATCCAGCATCTTGGCCCGAAGATTACGATAGGCTTCAATGCGATCAATCTTGTTCTCCCTCAAGGACTTCTCCGCCTCTTCCACGAACTGGTTATATCCGGTTCTGGAGATGTTTCCATCACGATAGGCTTCGGCAGCCTCCTTCATCTCGTTCTTCAGGCCACGCTCTTCATTGATGCTGGCCTTTATATTCTCCTGATACTCTTGAGCGAGCATCAGTCCTGCATACTCATCTTCTGCCTCTGAACGGACTGCATCGTCCGTACTTGAAAGCCTTTCAGAGAGAGTAGAAAGCCTGCCCTTTATGGTGTTGCCATCGAACTCATCATCGGGATTTTCGATATCCATGTCAAGGCCGGCCTTGTATGCTCTGAGGATATTCTGCCCTCGGACATCAAGTTCGCCTTGGACTTCCACTCCTGCCTGATTGGTCTTGGTCGCTTTCCTATTGGCAAGCATTCCAAGTTTGGTCTCCTCAGATCTCATCAAGTGATCTACGATAAGACCTACCAGTGCATCAGCATTCTTCTTGACCGTCTTCGGGGCTTTGCCCACAGAGGTTGTGACGATTCCCAGAAGCCTTGCAATCTCCCTTCTGTTGAGAGTATCGATGTTCTGATCCTTGATGATGTTCTTCGCAAGCACCGTGATGGTGTTCACGGTCTTCTTGTCATACTCCTTCTGGAGTGACATGGCCTTGATGGTGGTAAGGGCATTGTCCTCCCTTGCCGCAGCTTTATTCTCATCCTTGGTCTGCTTGGCGTCATCTGCCATAGACTCGGCTCTGTTCTCGGCTTCCTCAATATCATCAGCAAGTCTGAACCTTACAGGATCTGCGAACTCTCCGACCTGCAGTCTGCGCTGCATGGCGATGTCATTCACGGTGTCGAGGAGGTCATCGTCTTCTACCTTCCGGTCACCTCTCCAGAGGATATACCTTGCAGTCCTCTCGTCAAGGTCTCCTACATAGTCACGAAGCATGTTGGCAGCGAGTCCTGCTATTCCGGTCTCGTCTCCCTTCTCAACTGCTTCTGCTATGGCATTCTGTGTAGCCTCGGAGAAGAGGAATCCATCTCCGGCCCTATCGACTATCCGCTCACGGATCTCCTTGGGGATTGCACGGTAGACATTGTGATAGAGTTCTGTAGCGTTCTCATCACCGATTACTCTGGTCAGTCCTCCTTCACGGGATTCGTTGAACAGATTCTGGCTCCTACGGAAGAGGACATCTTCCTTGGCTTCAGTTTCCTTGACCTTGCCGGAAGGAGTGTCACTTATCTGGACTCCTCTGTTCTCCAGTTCTTCACGGAGTGAAGGGGTGACGGTGTTGTAGGGGACTGCGATGTCTTCTCCTTCCAAAAGCTCTGCAATCCTGTCTGCCACCTCGCTGTCAGGAACAATGCGAATCGGCTTGTCCCATCTGGAGAGAATCACCTTGCGCTTCTTCTCTTCGGGCAGTTTGCTACTGACAGGCCCAGCATGCCATGTCATCTCTCCTACGGAGTCCTTGGCTTTCTCTGCCTTGTATCCGCTCGTCAGTTCGCTTTCGGGAACTTCCACCTCTACGGTCACCAGATTCGGTCTGTCATAAGCAGAGGTGAACTGGTCATTGAGAGGGGAGCGAGAGGTATGAATGTACGGATTATACCTTGCCTTGAGCGACTTGCCGTTACCCTTGTTAAGGGTGAAGTTGCCCTTTGCATCTGCGAGATCCGGTCTTTCAACGGCCTCCTCCCAGACACCGAGTTCAATCGGCTCTTGCATCTTGCCCTCAACCTTGGCGGCCATTGGAGGATAGAGTTGTCCATCTATCTCCTGCATAGCACGATAGACCTTGATTGTCGGCTCGGACTCCAGTCGCTCAAGTGTTGCCGGGTCGGTTACCTTGCGGAACTGAACAATCTGCTCACTCCTGGAGTACTCCTCTGTGACTTCAGGAGAATACTTCTGCCTCTTTTCATCGGACAGGGTAGACCTTCTTTCTACATTCCTTGCCTCTACCTCGCCTGCGGAATTCTCATAGCTCTTTTCTCCTGCCTTCTCTGCTGTCTTCACGACCTTGGCAGCACGACTGACGAACTTCTTGAACTCATCATCGGAGATCCCCTTCAGATAGTTGATGAGATTCCTAAAGTATTCCTTATCCTGTTCAGTCAGGTTAGACTGGTCATAGTTCTCTGCAAATCTAATGACCTTACTCCTTCCGACCTGGTTCAGTTTCCTTGCAGAGTTCTTCCTTGAGAAGAACCAAGCGAAGTAGGTCTCTTCGGGTTTAGACTTTAGAGCATCACGATAATAGAGTCTTTCTCCCTGCTTTGCATTCGTCCCTTTGGCAAAGCCTTCAATATGCTGAATAGCATGTTGCAACTCATGGAGGATCGTGCGAATACCTTCTTTGGTCAGTTGCCTCTGTCCATCGCTTTCCTTTGTATTGTAATCCGTATCAAGGACTATCCTATTCTTCTCCGCACTATATGCTCCTGCCGCTACAGTATTTGCCAAATCAATAGGAATCTCGGCCAATTGCGGATATGAAGCAAACAATTCGGGGGCATCAAGTACCTCGCTAGCGATGTTGTGTTTCTGCAGGCTTACACCCTCTTTCTGCTTGGCATCGGGAATCTCATTGCGCCACTTGCCATCGGCACCTCTCTCCCAGCCAGTGGCTCTCCAGATTGTCTGGCTATCCTTGCCAGCATTCTCCATCTCTTCTGCCACCTCCAGGTTGTCCAGTGCCGCCTCATCCTCTGCGTTCTCTGCTCCGATTATCCCACGGAGACTGAAGCGGATGTCATCACTCTCTTCGTTGAACCTTTCTGAAAGAGGGATAACATTGCCGTTGTCATCATAAGTGACAGGCTCTGCGGACTTGATCTGGTTAGGAGCAAAGACTACATAGTCATCTGCTATCTCATCTTCACGAGAGACATTCTCTCCGAGTGTATCATAGATATCAGAGACTCTCTTGACTATTAGGCCATCGTACCCTTTCTCCTTGGCTCTCTTTGCCCAGGCATTGGTATCCATCTCGCCCTGTGCAATTATACTCTTTTCAGAGATACCCTTCTCTTTTGTAAAGACAAGAGCCTCCGCATATGTGTCGAACTGCTCATCAATCTCTACTCCGTCCTTGTCCGAATAGACCTCATAGTAGGCAGGGAGTTGATCCCAACTCATACCTTCGGCATCAATGATTAAAGGGTTCTTGATGTTAAGGAAGACATTTAACAAGTCTCCTCCATCCTGTTGGTAGGTCTCGGCATGAGCTTTAATGTTTGTGAACCAGTATGTCCCCCTTGGACTATCCGACCACTTATGCTCATCGTTGAATTTCGTTATTCCCTTCTTGTAGGAGCCATGATAGACTACTTTCGGCTTGCCATCCTCATCCACGACCTTAGTATCTGGCATAGCCAGGGCAGCAGCCTCTCTGACCATCTGCTGTGCCTTGTCCATGTCGCCAGCATTGACGGCATCCATGTACTCCTTGTCCTGCTCAAGGGTAATCTGGCCCTTCCTGAACATTGTCTGCCCCTCCATCACGGACTCCTTCATCTCCGGGGTCACATCAACGGAGTGCATAACAAGTGGACGGCCAGTCTCATCATAGACCTCTGACAGAGCAACATCCTGGACTTTGACTCCCCACTTCTTGCCGTACTTGTTCATGAAGCGGGGGAGGATGTCATCATAGAAACCGTTCATACCTTCACCACCGACACGGAGACCATCACCTGAGATGGTCTGCTCTTCGGTGCTATCAAGAATCCTCTTGGCGATATCTTTCCCTACAACATCCGAGAGATTCTTTCCCACATACTGATCATCCCTGCTATTATCCGAGAGAATAGTCCCTTCCTTGTCGGTGTTGAAAAGTAGAACGTCTCCTTTGTTAAGGACGATATCTACGTTGTAGCCTTCAGATTTATAAGGGGTAGACTCAATCTTATTGACCACTCCTCCAAGATTGTACCTCTCTGCCTGCTGGTCACCAGTAGTCCACGCAATCTTGTCGTAGCCTTCCTCGGCAGCCAGACGGAGCATACGCTTCATCGCAAGCTCATGCCAGTTCTTCTCAAAGGGAGCAGCGGGAACTCTATCCCTTACCTTCCGCCATTCTTCTTGAGTCGTATTAACTGCTTGGTTAAGTTTAGCCGCCTTTTGGAATTCCTCCGGTGTGGCCTTGTTGTAGATTTTTTGCATCAAGACATAGGAGATATCGTCCTTCAAATTATACTTATCCCGCAGCTCTTTGGAATAATCCTCCCATTCTTTTTCCGCTTTATCCCTCGCTTTCTTGACCAAACTAGTATTCTCATCCGTATATCCTCCTCTCTCCCTAGCTTCCTGATGCCTCTTGGACTGGATCTCATCAATGACGAGAACCCTACTTCTCCTCCCTTGTGGAGTGGTGCGGACTGGCCTTTCGTTCAGCCCTAGTTCTTCCTTGTATGCATCTCGCTCGGCTATGGCTTCTCTCAATGCCGCCTCTGCCAAATCCAATTCTTCCTGATTGGTTGAAGCCTGAGCGGATAAGCCTGCTTCCCTCACTCGCTTCTCCAGAGAATCAAGCCTCTCCCTCTGTTCGGGGGTCAACTCTTTTTCATTCGACTGTTCCTCGCCCTGCTCACCGGCTTCAACCGATGTGGCATCTCCGAACCTTATCCACGCCACGGCTCGACCTTCTCCGGCATCACCGAAGTGAATCTTGTCTCCTTCATTCCAAGGATCGATAGTCGGGACAGTCAAGGCAATCTCGGCCTTGTTAGACAACCCAGGGGTAGTGTAATCCAGACGGACGCTATCAATAGGTCTGACCTCTGCTCCATCTAGTCCTAAGAAATATTTTGTGGCATCATTGAATTCTTCATCGTATTCCTGCATCGGTGCAAGAGTATGTCCGTCAACCTCGAATGCAAGTCTGAAGTCATCACCATACTTCTCCACCATCTGCTCAAAGGCATACTCTGGTGCGCTTGCCCAGTAATAGGAATTCTCTACATCTCCGTTCCTCCATTCATCTGCGAAGGTATCAAACTCATCCTGATATCTTTGCAGAGCTTCTGAAGCAGCCCTTTCTGCACCTAGAATAGCCTCCTCGGAATAATGCTGTTCCTCAATCTGGATTCGGTTCTGTTCAATGAAGTCCCCTATCTCATCTTTGGTAAGGGTCTTCTTGTCGGATTCCTTGAGCCAGTCAGAGAGTCCAAGCCATTTGTCCTCGCCAGCCTTGAGTCCACCTTCCTTCTCCAGCATCTTTCTCCACTGCTCCGGTGTGGCCTTCTCCATCTTGATCTTGTCCAGAGCCATCTCTGCATTGGAGATAAATCCGTTCTGGGTCTGGTTGGCCTTGCGGAACATCACATTGCCTTCGGGTTCAATCCCCTCATCAAAGTATCTGCGAATGTCATTGATAACCCTCTCTGGCCTTGCATGATTGTAAGACGCATAATGGTCGGAATCATAGCCATCACCGAAGTCCACATCCACATCTCCATTTGCTCTCTGGATAAGTGTCCAAAGAACATTCTCTTGGCCACTGGTAGGCTTCGTTGCTAGATTGATGACACCGGAGTTCAGACGAATCGCACCCCTACGGATGAAGTCGCTCATGTCGGTCTCATATCCACTAGGGGTATTCAGATCTTTCTCGTAGTTAAGGTCGCTTATGTCACGGTGATCAACCGTGCGTCCGCCATTCAACCAACTAGAGTCCTTGTTAGGGTCAACAAGATGACGGCCACTGAAGTCAAGCATTGATCCATCAGGAATCACATATCCTGCCTCGGATAGATTCTTTGTTACTCCGAAAGTCTTCTTCGCCCGCTCGAACAACTCCTCGCTCTTCTCATCAACGATAGGCTCAACCTTGCGGAATTGGACATTCTCATCAAGAGGAAGGGTGCGGACTTTCTGTCCATCCTTCCATTCTTCCCTGAGGATGAGGTCACCTTCCTTGTTCCACTGCTCCTGCAGACCATCCACTTCTCCATCCTTGAAGTCTCCCCTCAACCACAACTTACCATTCTCATGGTATACCTCTTTCATCCCGTTTCGTTCTCCCTCAACATAGTGGGTTCTTGTTTGGATAGTTCCATCGGGATAATAGTATTCTACAGTGCCATCAAGTTTGCTCCCGTGGTATTCCTCCCTCTTGTGCAGTTTCCCATTTGCACGGAATTCTTCCTCCACTCTCTTCTCCTTTCCGTTGCTATCTAAAGGCAAATAAGTCACTCTTCTTCCTATCCCTATATGGGCTTTGATTCCCTTTTCTGCTCTCCAGGAAACATAGTCCTCGTAACCGGCCAGAGTCCCTTCCTCATCAAAATGTTGAATAAATTTAGGCTCTCCTGTCTCATAATATTGTATATGGTCTCCAACCGTTTTCCCCTCCTTCGCTCGCCACTCATAACTTTTGTTTCCATTTCTATACCAGCCGACTTGCTCTCCATCCCTATCTCCCTCCTCATTCATCTCCGCCTTCACCTTCTGCTGGCCGTTGTCATACCACTGCTCATAAGTACCGACATAGCGGTCTTCTTTTAAGACTGCCCTTCTCCTAATTTGGCCAGAAGGATACCACTCCTCGGAGATTCCCTCCTCCTTCCCGTCCTTGTATTCAATACGGGAAAGAAGCTGACTACCATCAGAATTCCATTCTTCATAGACTCCGTTCTGACGGTTGCCCCGATACATATGACCGCCCGGCTCAATGATGAGTTTACCTCCCTCATCAACGATATAATCTGCACTACGGCCAAGTTCATCCCCTTCAACTTTCTTTGTGAGAGGAATACCATAATGGCTCTGGTCTTGCCTATCCCACCAGACCCTCGTATGGGTATCGTTGGCAGAGAAAGCAAGCAACTTACCATCCTTGAACGCCACCTGCTTCGGATATGCATTGTAGTGTTTCCAATATTTTGCGGATTGTTCCGTCAGGTTACCCTTGCCATCACCCTGAAGCAGACACCAAGGAGATGCATCCTCACCGAAGTGGGTGTTGATAATCTTCCTCATATTCTCCCTGCTCTCCTTCGTGTTGTCCACATCATAGACCACGATTCCATCGGGATACTCGGCAGCACGATGGAGAGTGGATACCTCGTCTGGATTGATCCTCTCCTCTGACGGCTTGAACTCCGCATGGGCATCAAGCAGTTCCATAGGGGAGTTGTAGCGTAAAGGATCTACCTTCGCCTTACCAGCGACAGAGATAGCCTGCTGAACTTTCTTCATATCCTCCGGGATACGGATTGTCCCGTTGGCGAACCACTTGGCCGTAGCAAGCTGGGTCTTGGCATCATCCAGTTTGTCAATGTAGTCCACGACCTCTGCCCTCTGCTCATCATTGAGATCCTCTCTCTTCTTTAGCCAGGACTCTACGGTGGCCTTGTTGTTCTTGGAGAGTCTGAACATCACATCCTCTTCGGTGACCACTGGCTCTGCTGCCTCGGATGCCGGCTGCTTCTGGGTTGCATTGGCTACTTCAAGAGGTTCTCTCTCGCTCTTAAACTCTCCGGTCTCAAGGTAGTTGAGGACACTCTGCTGGGCTTTGGTAATTTTATCCCCTCCGATGCGCCTCGGTGTACCTTGATGGGTGCGGGGCCTCTTCTTCTTGCCCGCCATTGCTGCAAGTTTCTCCGCACTTGCCTTGATATCCTGCCTTCCATAGTCCACATCCTTTGCGGTCTTTCCGGCCTCAACATCGGCTGCAACCTGCTCAACTCCTCTCTCAAATGCTCCTTCCTCGGTGAACCATCCTGCATAGTAGCCTCCCTTGTCCACGAATTCATCGAAAGACCGCCTCGCCTCCTGAATATCGAAGATGGGTTTGATGCGAACCGTCTCATTGACAGAACGCCTCGTCTCATTGACGAGTTTCATATAGTCGGGATCTTCGGTGACACTCCTGCCTGTAGACGGAAGAATAAGGTCAGCGAACCTCGGCTTCAAACCCCTCTCTTCGCACAGCCGTAGGAAGGTATCCTTATCATTCATATGCTCGGTAGGCATGATGTCCCTTGACCTTCCCTTGACATCCTTATCAGCCTCCATGGCAGTGTAGTTCGTCCAATCATAGAACTTGGCGATGTCCTCTCCCGTCCTCACGATATGGAACGGGATGACTACATCCACCCAGGGCTGGTGAATTGCCCACTCAACCATCCTGTCATTGGTGGCTACGAATACGCATCCCACGTTGCCGTATCTTTCACGCAGGGCTTGGGCTTCACCCCAGTCTGCACCCTGCTTGGTATCCATCACAACCGTCCCATCTTCGGCTTCACGGCCATAACAGGAGATGTTGATGTTTATTCCCGTAGGTGCGAAGATCTTGGCGAAGTCTATCTCCTTGGTGTATGCGAGTCCTACCAGACCCCGCAAGGCTGCATCCCTCACCATCTGCATGTTCTCCACGATGAAGGCAGGGGAGTATTCGGAGAAGGAATAGAACCTAAGCCCATATTCACTATTGAGGAGGTTAACTACCTTCTGGGGCATTGACAATAGTTCGCCATTGTATGCACGATATTCCTCCTGCTTCTTCGCCCACGATGCGCTCTGTGCATATTTCTCGGCATCATCTATCTGGGCTGCATATGAAGCTCCTTTCCCCGCCACCTTCTGGCGAGTCTCTGGAGAAGTGAGGTCTTTCATCCCTATCAGAGTGCCTTCGGCTATCCTGTCAAGCCAACCGTTGAATCGGTTTCTCATTGAAGGCGTGTCAGCCCTTCCATCCAGGTATTCAAGGTAGAGCTTATTTACTTGATTGTCAGCAGACAATGCCTTGCGATTCTTCCTACTCTTCGCCTGAGCGGGAAGGCGGTAGGTTTTGTCTATGGAGTCATCAGCCTTGTATTTATCCAAGACCGCATCCCTCTGCTCGATGTATGTCTTGAGGAATCCATTGTATGCCTTCCTATCCAGTGCAACGTAGCAGTACAGACACTGCGGGTCGGTGGCTATGTCGTAGAGCATCTGGGAAGCGAGGAACGACTCAGTAGGAGTAAGAGGTCTCCCAACCTTCTCCTGCACGGCATTCACGAAGTCATTGTATGCGAGAGTCCTCATGCATATGAGGGTGTTCTCCATCGTCCTGCCATACGATCCGTTCTTGAAGATGGTTGACCAACCCTTGCCGAATATCTCTTCTGGCAGATACCTCTTCCCATCCTTGACCTTGTCAAGGTACGGCATCATGTAGTTTACCATCTCTCCGATGGCATCGCTTCCGATTGCCAGTTCCTCTGGTGTTAGTGGCTTATCGGCCAACTTGGCAAGGAAACCATCTGCCAGGGTGCGAAGTCCGGGAACAGGCTTCCCTTCACCGTCTACGGAGTCTTCCTCCCTTCTGAGGGAGAACATGGTCTCGTCAGGGGCAGAAGGAGATTCCTGTCCCGTGGGTGCATCCATATAGGATGTGAGTTTGCCGTCCTCTATGACGAAGTTTGTGCCCTTCTCTTGCTGGGCAGGGGAGAGGGTAGGAGTTACTTGTTCTCCTGCTCCTTCAGTTCCTTGATCGCTTCCTTCTCCAGATCCAGATCCCTGTTCTCCCAGGTTCCCTTCGGGCTGCGATGCGCTATCTCCGCCATCTTGTCGTTCACCTTCTTGGGCATTGTCACCAGAAAGTGTATCTCGTCCTGACGAATCGAGCGTCTGATCATTTCCTCGTTCTCCATTGTATATGGTTTTTACAAAGTTAATAATTTCTTGATTATCAAGACCGGCATTGCGGAGATTCTCATCAACATTTTCGGGGGTGCTTTCTGCAACCACCTCCATTGAGAGTGCTATTACCTCGTCTGCCAGAGCCTGTTGGGGATTAGGGTAGTCAAGATAGTCTCCATATCCATTCTTGTCACTGACTCCGGCCATTTTGTTGGCGGCAGCAAGAAGGTATTCTGTTGTCGCTCCAGGGATAGATGCAACGACTTTCTGGTATCCATTCTGCCTATTGACCTCATGCCAATGCTCATGGAGATGGGCAAGCCTTGCTCTCCTTGCATCCCTGATGTCATCGGCAACGATGAAGACGGTATTACCGATATGGAATCCTTCAGTAAGAGTACCTTCGGCATTCAACTGGTCTCTGACCTGTCCGATGACCCTCTCGGAGAATCCGAGTTCTGCCATTCTCTGGAGTATGTCTGCCCTTGTACCTACGACTGTAGGATCTGTGGTGGTGAGTGCATAATACTCTTCCAGAGCCTGCCTCTTCTCTTCGGGAGTCTTGGCTTCTGCCAGTCTGCTCTCAAGGGCTTGTTCGGGAGTCTGGGGAGCCACCTCTTCCTGAACTTCGGGAGCAGCCTCTACTTCTCCCTGTGTCTGCGCTGCCTCTGCAACGGGTGCTGCCTCTGTGGTCTCTGCTACTGGAGCAGGAGCTTCGGCAGGGGTCTCGACTGCTTCCGTCTGTGCGACCTCGGCATTGGCATAGTTGTTCTCTATCCTCTCAAGGTCTGCTATCCTTGAATTGATCTGACCAAGCTGGCCTTCCAACTCGGAGATCCTATCGAAGTCAAGTTCACTGTCAATCTGCTTCTGGACTGCCTTGGCATCGGACTGGAGTTTCTTCGTAGCCTTGGCGATGTATCCACGGCTATTTGCTCCTCCATCATTCCTCTGTGAGTCATTCCATCTTGCCCATGCTTCGGGATCTGCATTCCAGAGTGCGGTCTGGTTGACTGAACCATCATCCTTCAGAGGGATAGGATTGCCTCTGAAGTCACGCAGTGTATTATCTTCCTCTATGGGTGCTTCCTCTTCTGTCTGCACCTCTTCTGCTTGTGTCTCTTCTGGAGTCTTGAGAGAATCAAGGACAGATGTGAGATTACCCTGAAGGGCCATCTCCTCCGTTATCTGCTCATCCTTGCCCGTCTCCTTGTCGGTGACCTGGAGCATCATTGTCCCATCTTCGTTGAGGAATGCCCTCTTGAACTGGTATGTAACCGGCTCCTCACCCTCTACCAGAACGGCATTGAATTCCGTTCCTTCGGGTATGGTCTTATTGTAGTCCTCCTTCCTGCTACGGATATCGTCTTCTGCCTGGATCTCTTCCTGCTCGATCTGCTCATCGGTCTTGACCTCGACAGGAGTACCGAGGTAGTTGCCCACCTGCTCCCAAGTCAAGGTAGCATCCTTTGCTCCGTCCTCATCCTGCCAAGTGACATGCACACCATTGGCATTAGCGGCATCCACGACTGCCATCTTCGGTGCTTCCTCTGTACCCATGTTGATAGTAGGGTCGGCAGCTATTCTTTCTTGAATGGCAGTAATCTGGCTTGATGTCTCCTCTGCCATCCTCTGCTCTTCTGCAGCCCTCTGGTCGTTCTCGCTGATTCCGTCCAGATAGTCATTGATTGGCTGTTCTCCGGAGTCTGTGAGTGAACCATCGGCAATTCCAGCCTCAAGCTCCTCATTGGTGAGGAACGAGTAACTGCCATCCTTGCCGATCAGGGCATACTGACCATCTAACGAATTCACGACAAACCTCTCATTGCCCTCTGCATCGGTGATGGTACGGACGTAGTTTGCTCCGTTCTCTCCCTCATGATACCAGCTCTTGTTTCCTACCTGCTCATCCAGGAGAGCGGTATTCTGCGCACGGGCTATATCCTGCTCTTCATCGAAGATTCCCCTGAGGACTTTATATTGTGCTGCGGATTGGAGATACTGCCCCATCGCCATACCCAGATCAGGTGCGATGTCGTTGGTAAGCAGACCTGTGTCTCCTACCATCTTGCCAATCTTGGCAATCTCCGAACCGAGTTCTGCAGGAGTTTTCATCAGTTCGTTTCCGTTGTTGCTGATTGCCCTAAGACTATCCTCGACATCTTCCATCCGCTCCTCATCCAGGCCAAGGTTGTTCAATATGGTCTTCAGTTGGTCACCATACTTGGACATCTGTTTCCCTGCCTTGCGAATCTGATATCCCGATGCCCCCGCACCGATGATGCTCATGGGAGCGAAGGATGCGAGAGTAGTCCAGAATTCATCACCACTAAAGAAATTCTTGAGTGCTTCGGGATCTGTTCCGACTTCTGGGATAGACCTCATGGCATTGCCAAGGACTTCCTCGGCCATTTCACCAATCAGTCCATGCCAGCCCGCATCCTTGAGCAGACGGCCTGCACCAGTCCTTGACATGGCCTTGCCTATCTCTCCAAGTTTACTCTTGGCTATGCCATCGAAAATCTTTGTTTCAAATGGAATCCCAAAGAGTTCTCCTGCATTCTCAGAGAAGGTCTCAATGAGTCCATCCTCAATAGCCTTCCTGACAGCCTTGGCAGACAGATCCATCTGACCCTCGCCATTTAGTTGGGTCATGGTATTGATAAAGTTGGCATAAGATGAAGGCATCAAAGGAGTCATGACCAGTGCCTTTGTCGCACCCTCAAGACCTCCCACGAGCATCTTCTTGCCAGCTTCGGACAATGTCTTGCCCGCCATCTCTTTAGCGGTAGTTTTAAGCAGACTCTTCGCTGCCGCAGAACCGACACCTCCGGTAATAAGGAAGTCTCCCATGAATCCGAGAGACTGAACTGCTCCCTTACCAGCATTATAGCCGATGGACATATTGTCCGACCTCCCTTGCTCAACTTCAAATCTCTTGGCGAAAGCCTTCAACATTTCCTTCTGACCATCGCTCAGATAGTTGAGTTTATCCGAGTCATTATTGATGAGATTAATGAGATTTACATCCTTGCCTTCGGCCTGCTGTATCTGCTTGACAGTATTTATGAGGTTGACATCCTGAAGGGATTTGGCAAGTTCAAGGATGGATACTGCGCTTGTGATATTCGCTCCCACTCCCTTCGCAAAGTTCACCAGACCCCATGAGTCATCATACTTGCTAGGTGCTTTCGCAGTCTCCAGAGCTTCCTTGTAGTATTTCCTAGCAGTGAGGTAGTAATCCTGCTCCTGCTCATTGCCTTGCCTTTCCTCTGCTCCGCCAATCAGATCCAATGCTTCTTGGTCGCTCATATTGGCAGACCTACCGGATATATTGGCATTCTCCTTGGCCTTCGCATCCATGGCATCAATAAGACTGGGGAGTTCCTCCTTCGTCTTATTCCAATAAGCTATCCAAGCAGGGTTGTTCTCTCTCTCCTTACGAAGTTGTTCAAGTTCCTTCTTGATCTCGGATCTCCTTCTCCCTTCAGGGCTATTGGCTTCTTGCGCATACTGGATTGCTTCTGCCCTTGACAGACCACGATAATCCCTCTCTTCGGGAAGAGTATCCAACTCATTCTCAAGAGCCTCTATTCTTGAGTATATGTCTATAAGCCTATCTGCTCCTTCTGGACGGCTGCTAGGTTGGTTACCATATCTGTCCTTTACCTTGCCATATCTGTCAGCATTTTGACCTACGAAGTCAATATACTGCTGCTTCTCCTCATCGGGAAGGTTGGCATCATCCACCTTGCTCTGGGCGAACTCATATTGATGTGCGAAATCCCGATTGCGCCTTGCCGTGATGTCATCCGACACGCTTATCTTTGCTCCTGGGTATTTCTCCATCAAATTCTTCCCTGCCTTTGAGAACTGGTCGTAATTCCAATCCGTTTCCCTTCCGTCATCCAGAGTGATATGGAAACTGGAATCGGGGGTCAGTTCCGACTGATCAGAGTATCCAGATATTCTGTTCACTTGAGCATCTGGGTATTTCTCAAAAAGGCTTTGGGCTGCTTTGTTATACTGCTTCTGATCCCACTCCGTCTGTCTTCCATCGGGGAGGGAGATGCTGAACTTTACATCTTCTGGCATGGCGAGATTAGTTCTTCTTGGTTACATTAAATTCATCATCAATCGAGACACGGCCTTCCGTTTTCTTCTCTTCCGGAGCTGGTGCATTTGCTTTTGCTCCGGTTGTCCCAGTAAGGCGGCCAGAATTAGCCACTCGGATAAGATGGGAGTTAAACTCATTCAGGTCATCACGGTTATTGCTGATGAAGGTTCTGATGGTATTCAAATTGTCTTCACCACCTGCCTCAATGGCCTTGACTATCTGTGCATAGTCCTGAAGGTCTCCCTTCTTTTCTATCCTATTCTTGAGGTCATTCCAGTCATTGGCTCCAGACATTTTCACGATGTCCTTCTTGAGGTCGGCATTGCCGAATTCAATAGCAGCGTTGAATGTCTTGTCTGCCATATCAATGGTGTATCTGTTACCATCCACGGTGACATCATAACTATTGCCTGAATTCTTTCCGCTCCCAGATCCCTTTGCCGCCTGTGATGCTTTGACAATCTTACTCATCGCCTCCTCGTTGATAGTTCCATCGGGATTATATCCCTTGGCCATCATCTCGGCATTGTGTTCTCTTTGCCTCTGTGCAAGGCTTGCAGCACTCTGATCAAGTTGTCTGTCTCTCTGCGCAGTGCTTGCCACATCAGATGCAGCCTGGACTCCAATCTTGCCAACGGCTTCGGCATTCTTGGCAGCCTGGTTGAGGGGATTGATAGTGGTGTTATACCTTGTCTCGGCCATAGTCAGACCCTGCTGATAGTTGGTCTTGGCCTGCTCTCTGGCAAGTTCCAATGCCCTCGCTGCATCATTGAGACGGAGGTTGGCGAGTTGTCCTTGCATTGCCCTCTGGCGTTCACGCAGATTGTCAATCCTCATTCGGTTTATCCTTGCATCCTGATCCGCCTTGCGCATCCAGTCTTGGGAGAAAGGTCTGTACTGCTGGCTGACTGCATTATGTCCTCCAACTGCAACGAGGTTGGCTATGGATGATGCAAGTTCGGTTGCTCCTGCCCATCGTGCCGCCCTCTGGCTTGCCGCCACTTGGGCCGCTCCCTCATCCTCTGCCCGTCTGATGTTCTCCGCATACTGGTTGACCATGTCTGCGAATGAACCGATGGCTGCATTGCTCTGCTGACGGTTGGCCTCTATTGCGGCATTATTCGCCTCATTATAGGCGTTATTGGCCGCTTCCAAGTCGGCTAACTGCTGCGCTCCGGCAGTCTGCATCCCTTCTACGACATTCTGCCCGGCCTGTTGTACTTCGGACTGATAAGCATCGTAGGCGTTCTGGACGTTCTCAGCGTTCTGGGATTGTTTCTTCTTTGCCATTGTTATGCGTTTATCTTTTGAACGGGATATCCTATGGGGTTAGCCTTGGGAAGACCATTGCCCGTGATTCCTAACTGCTGATTACCGAGAGCAGTCAAGTCGGTGCTTGACGGCAATTCTCCCGAACCAGTTGCAGAAGGGGTGGTGACACCTTTCACTCCTCCACCCAGATATGCTTCATTAGCAGCCACATTGATTCCTGCACTCACTGCCTGACTGGCGGCTTGTGCGGTCTGTGCTGCCTGCTGCTGGTTGTTCTGGATCTGTTGCTGATTGAGAGCCGAATCCTGCGCCTTGTACTGTGCTTCTACCCTGTCCTTATAGGCAGATGCCTGGGATGCAATCTCGGAAGTGGTATCGGCCAGAGCCTTGTTGGCCGCCTCTTTCTGCATGGCAACGGCTTCGTTTGTGGCTCCGGACACAACCCCAGTCTTCCTTGCTCTGTTATACTGTTCGTTGAGCAATTCCCTCTGACGATTGATTGCTGCCTGCGCATCAGTACGCAGGGTATAGTCCTGGGCCATCTTGGTATCGTACCAACGCTTGTTCTCATCCCTCTGCCGCTGGATGAGCCGTCTGGCTCTGTTATTCGCTGCTGCGGATTGAATTCCGCCATATATTGCGCTAGCAAGGGACAAGCCTGCGCCAATAGCTGCTGTAACCATAATTATCGATAATTTGTTTGGCCACTAATTAACGAAGTCTCGCAGCGTATGTCGGTCTATCTTTCCCCAAACACTATTCAAAACTACTAGTAGTGAGTATAAAGAAAGGGGTTATCTCACGACAACCCCGATTCACATCATGTAAAACCTATCAACTAAAAACAACAAAAAGTATATGTATCTCTTTCAGAGAATCAACGAACTCTTATTAAGATTTAGGCGAATCTCACGACTGACCTAAATCAACCACATAATCAATAAAACATTGCAATATAACCATTCTTTCTTATTTATGCAAGACTTGTACAAGTATTATACTTCATTGATTGCGATACCTTTGAAGGCCCGCATCATCTTCTTCTTCAGCAGATAGACGGGATGCTTCCTGGTTATCTCGCTCTTGACATCGACCACTTCTTCCAGGCCAGTCGCATTGTCATAATAAACAAAGTCAGCAACATAATGCACGGCTTTCTGGACACACTTGCTTACTATCTTGTCCTTGGTCTTCAGGTGGACTACCTGATCCTCATAGATAGCAGGGATGAGTTCATAAGGGACTTGCAGTCGGAGGTCTCTGATCTCTCCATTCTTCTGGGCTTCCTTGAGGAACAGATAGAACTTGGCTTCCTTACGGGAGTCGAACTGTATTCCATCTACCGTTATCTTTTTGTTCCCAAACTTGGATCTTCTCATCTCGTCTTCTCACCGGATATCTCGTCAAGTTCATCCTGCAGGGTCTTGGGTTTGTCCTTATCCTTGTATTCAACAGATGCCAATCTTGGATAAGCGAAGGGAAGGAGGTCGATGAAGATGCTGCACTTCCTTACGGGATCGTCTATCTCATCATAGGTCTTGATGAAGTCATCCCATCGCCCCTCGATGAATGAGCGGAACAGTTCCTTCTTCGCTGCGGTGTTTTTGTTAGGAGTGCCGGCCTTCCTTCCTCCTAGCCTGCCTCTTCCGTCTCCTTTCTGTCTTGCCATAATCAATATATCTTTTTAGCCGGGCCGAATGGCTGCATCGGTCTCTTTGCGATTGACGGTGAACGGAGGATGCTGTTGATCTCTTCCTCCAGTTCATCTAGCTGTGAGCCGTATACTGCAGCTTGCGGCATCCCGAACTGCGAATACCAGTCATAGAGCGCACCCCATACGAGGAATCGGTGTATGTACTCCGCCAACGGCTCCATGAGATTGTCGTTGAACGACTCCGGCAGATTGAAATAGTATCTGTACTTGTTGTCATCCAGGTTGAGGTCATCATCCGCATAGCCCTGAGTTCTATCCTTGAGGACTTTCTGGAGTCTGCGCCTCAGTTGTGCATCACGGAATTCCACATAACGCACGATCACCGCTCCGTCCATGTCCTCGGACACATCTGAAGCGATGGCGTTCCGTGACTCCAGATTCTGGATGGCGTTACCCTCGGTATGCTTGTAGGTAAGGAGATCCACATCCTTGTAGACCTCGTTCTTGTATATCTCTATCGCCCGGACTTTCTTCGGCTCCTCGGAGTCGGTATTTATTGCCAGTATAACGCTCATAGTATCGGAGGGAGTTTGGAATATAAAATCATGTCTAACTCGTTTCCAGCATCTATAGCAGCCAGACTGTGCTTGTTCGACAGTTCGGACTGGGAGACATCGGAGTAGAACTGCGAGAGGGCATAGTGGAGGACGAAGTCGTTCATCGCCTTGGCCAGCATCTCGGACTTGCCTACGGCCCTTCTTTCAGAAATGTTGAAGTCGAAGGTCATCTCCGGAGGGATTTCCCCTGCATTGTCGGAACTGATGTAGTATCCTCCCTTGAGGAATCTGTGGCATCTGCGGAGCAGCCGTCCCACACCTTCACTTATTCCCCTGTAGATGAGGGGGAACTTCTCGCTTCCTGCCTCTCCCCTGTACCTGGCTTCGACATCTGGTATCTCGGCAACCTCATGGTGTGATATGCCACGGATGTTGCTGACTATTTCCTCTGTGTAAAGTGTGACTACCATAGCTCAATAGGGGATTTGCGTGACTTCAGGAGTGTGATGGCACGGTTCATTGCGGCCTGCGTCCTCTCGGTGTACTGCGGGACAACAGACGGTCTTCTGGTCTGGAAGACGCACGTACACACGAAGAGTGTGATGTACTTGCTTATCTCCTCAATGATGGCCGGCTCCATGGTCTCATCAAGGTCGGGGACGTAGAACTCCAGTTTCTCATTGGTCTGGAGGGAGGACGATTCGGTCTGGTAGTAGTACTTGCAGATGTCGAATGCCCTGGTCACGAAGGAACTGACTGCGGTGTCGATGAACCTGTCCACCTCCTCGCTGTCCTTCTCGGTCAGTATGATACTGTCATACAGGGATGCCCCGTTATCGCTGTAAGCCTCATCAGCGACATTGGACACCTCCTCGTCTATCCTTGATCCAAGGTCGGCTTTGTCAATGGTATAATAAAACATAAATCGCAGACACTATTCTGTGCCTGCGAATATATCGATGCGAGTTGATTATCAAGGTCTATCTTTCCCCAATGTCGGGTATCAGGTCAACGGTCTTGCGCTTGTTCTCGTCCACTATCTTGGCGTATATCTGTGTTGTCTTTACGTTGGTATGTCCCAGGAGGGAGGAGACGGTGTAGATGTCAGCACCATAGGTCAGTAGGAGAGTGGCATAGGTATGCCTTGCACAGTGGAAGGATATGTGCTTATCGATCCCCGCCTTTTCTATCCAGTGGTTGAGGTACTCTCCGATGGTGCTTCTAGCCGGGAGCGTGAAGACCTTACCCTGCTTACGTTTCGAGTCCGGCAGTTGTGCGATTGCATTGGCAGAGAGTGGGATGTAGACAAGTTTCTTCGTCTTTATCTGCCTGGACTCCACCTGCAAGCCTTTGCCGTTGTCCTTTATCATCTCCCATGTAAGAGCCTCGATGTCGCTTATGCGGAGGCCGGTGAAACAAGAGAAGAGGAACGCCTTCTCGGTCATCCTGTTCCTGCAGTGGATGGTCATCAGCTTCTTTATCTCTTCGAGGGTGAGGTACTCCCTGCTTGTGTCCGGCTTCTTGGGTCTGTCGGTGGTGTCGATCCGTGAGAAAGGGTTCTCATTGATCCTACCTGCACGGTATGCCCTGTTTATCACGGTGCGGAGGATGGAGAAATAGACGAACACCGTCCCCTGCGACAGTCCTTCTTTCCCCATGAAGCGGCAGAATCCGAGGATATAGTCCTTGTCCAGAGTCAGCAGGGTCACCTTCTTCCCATACTTCTTCATCCACTTCGCTATCTTGTCGAGGGCTTCGGGATAGAAAGGTTTCCCCGCCTGCGTGTATTCTTCCTTCTGCTCGTTTATGAAGTTTCCCAAGGTTATGTCCTCATGCCTTGCCGTCCTTATCCCAGACCTCCCTTCCTGAAGCAGGAGGATCTTCTTCGCTTTCATTCCCTCGGCCAGCTTCATAGTCTCCTGGTTCTTGATCTTATCCAGTCTGGTATGTTCGGGGACTAGATACATCTTTAGGAATTCCCTCGTTCTTATCCCGTTCATGGAATAGTCGAGATATAGGGATTGGCCTCCATCTTTCATTGCTCTCTGGCGGAGCGTTACCAGTTCCTTGCTATGGTTCATTTGGGTGACAATAAAATGACAAAAGTGACGGTAAAGTGACGGTTTGTCGGGACGATTTGGGATATGTCCGGGATATTACTGGGATATACGAAGGTTATACAACTCGTTTAATATGAATTTCTTGCGTTGTAATCACTTGTTTTTCTGCATCTTATCCAAATCGGCCCTTATACGAGCGAATAGAATGTAATGCTTTCTTCTATCTATCTGAACTATAATTGTTTGTCCCTAATAGATAGTGTTTCGAGTGACGATGGAGTGACAAGGTTTTCGAGCATCGCCCAGAGCCTCTCCTTCTCCTGCTTGAGTTCCTCGACCCTAGCCCGGAGCAGCTTGTTCTCTTCCCGAAGCCTTGTGGCCTCTTCTGTTCGGATGGGTTTCTCCTCGGATCTGACGAGGGAGGAAGTGTCCCATCCCCTGTCATTGTCCATCATCTTCTGGAGGTTTGCCTTGGACGGCCTGGTGAGTCCGTTGACCATCTTGGACACGGATGCCTCCGTTATTCCGAGGAATCGTGCGAGATCCACCTGCTTGATGTTGTTGTCGGCTATGAAGTCCTTGATGTTCGCCATGCTTATTTAATCTTTATCGGCCCGTTACTTACCCTCTTGACCACACAACCAAGCACCAGATCCATGTGCCTGATGTCATCCTTCGGTATGGCAAAAGGGGCATAAATCAATTCACCGTCAGGGTAGGTTTCTTTGTTGGTTGAATAAGCCATGATGTAATCGCCCTTATCAACTATCTGCTTTGTGACACGGAACTCTGATGTCTCTATCACATAATGTTCTCCGTTAACCAGGAGCCTGGGGTCTTCCACCCTCTTGAGGGCAAGGATGCATCCAGACGGATACTCTATCATTGACTCTCCATAATGATGGATAGCTGAAGTGGCTGCAGGAAACCAATCCCCAGCATCTATGTACTCTGCCACCCTGGATGCATCATCCACGTTGGCAACGATATCATTATAACCCCCAATGGTTGAAGCATCATCGTAGATAGGTATCTTCTTATTCTTCTTATCGGTAAGAATCATTTCGCCTTCTCCTGTCATCATCCATTTATAGGATATCTTACCATTTGTGGCTTTCTCAACTCTCCGGCACAGACCTTCTGTTAAGTACCGTTCATCCCCCTTCAATGCGCTAGATAGGTTATTTGCCCCCATATCTATCATTGAGGCAAAGTCCTTCTGCGTCTTCACGACTCCATTTGACCGTAGCCACTCAAACACTTTCCTCAACCTCTCATTCATAGTTCTCAAAAAAATCTTAAAAATTCTTATAAAAGTTCTTGTTTATAAGAATAAAGTTCTTATCTTTGCAATGTAAACGATGACAGCCAGCAAAACAAACACCGTTTACAAGGATATCAAAGTATGCAAACTAAAGAAAAAAATCCCACAGATGCAAGAAGTTTCCCGGAAATCTGGGCAACTTTTACCGAGGGCGAGAGGGGTGACCTCATCTACGACCTCATGAAAAGCAAGTGCTGTACTACACGCCAAGCAGTCTACAACTGGGCCAACGGATTAAGGACACCGGGCAGCAGACTCGTCCGTGACGAGGTTGCCAAGGTCGTTGGAAAGTTCATCGGCTCCCGTGTCCTCGGAGCGACATTGTTTCCCAACTCATTAAGATAGTTGCGCAACCATGGAAGCGGACATCAGAAAGCAACTGGACAGGATAGAGAGGCTCACCCTTCTGGCAGCGAAGAACGTGCTGACCGTTGAGGATCTCGCCCTTCTTATCGGACGTTCACCGAAGACCATCCGCAACCAGGTTGACCAGTATCCCCACTACAAGAACGGCAAGTCCGTTTACTTCCGCAAGGACGAGATCGAGTCCTACCTATGCCAAGTCAAACACACACCAATACTCACCACACGATGAAAAAGTTAGTCAATACCATCCTCTGCATCGTCTTCGCCATCGGAGCGTTTGCAATGTTCATCCCCCTCTTCGAGGGAACCGGCAAGTTCTGGCACGGAGCAATGTGCGTCATCTTCGCCTGCTCCTCCATCGCCTTCTCAAGCAAAAGAATCGAAGACAACCGCTACAAGAAGATTTCGTAATGGAACAGACAGTCTACGATGCCTTCCTCGCAATGAAAGCCGCTTATGACAAGTTCGTCAAGGAGAGCGAGGAACTCAAAAAGAAAAACCATGAGAGAGTAATGAATCTCCCACCCACATTAGGAACAATCAAGTAACAACAACAGCAATGAAAGAATTAATCGAAATCCAGTCCTCACTGGTAGCCCCCAAGGACAAGAAGAACACCTTCGGCAACTATTCCTACAGGTCAGCAGAGCAGATCCTCGAATGCGTCAAGCCTCTGCTCAAGAAGCACAACTGCACACTTACCATCTCCGATGACCTCATTCAACTTGGTGACAGGTTCTATGTCAAGGCCACAGCCACATTGAGGAACTCCTCTGGCGAAACCGAATCCGCAACCGCATTCGCAAGGGAGCAGGAAGACAAGAAGGGAATGGATCAAGCCCAAATAACCGGCTCGGCCAGCAGCTATGCCCGTAAATATGCCCTCGGTGGACTTCTCGCCATAGATGATAACAAAGACCCCGACACGATGGACAATAGGGAAGAGGGGACAAATCCAAAGGCATCCACCAACCCTCTCAAGCCTGCATCGAAGACCACCGAAAGGCCACTTATCCAGGAAGGCAACGAGCTTTGGACAAAAGCCATAGCCTACTGCAGGAAGAACAAGTGTTCCGCACTTGCCCTCCGCAAGTACTACGACATCTCCGATGCCGACATCAAGACAATGGACAACATCCTTTCTTTCTCCGACAATCTCAACAACTAATATCATGGAAACACTCTACCAACTCACCGAACAGATGTCAGCCCTTGAGTCCCTTCTTGAGGACAATGGGGGAGAACTGACCCCGGACATCGAAGCCCTCTGGCAGGAGACGGGCGAATCCCTCACCAGGAAGGTGGACAACTACAATGCCCTCATCATCAAGCTGAAGAACTACTCATCCAATCTGGATGCCGAGATCAAGAGACTGCAGGGTCTGAAGAAGACTGCCGACAACTCGTTGAAGAACGTCAAGGAACACATCAAGTCGGTGATGGAGCAGTTCGGCATCGACAAGCTCGAAGGGGCCTACTGCAAGATATCACTCGCCTCCAGCACTTCAACCGAGGTGGATGAGGAGACAGTCCTTGCTCCATACCTCTCACGCATTGCGAAGCTCAACCTTCCAGAGTGGATCACCGCAGACCTCAAGGTCTCCAAGACAGCCCTCAAGGATGCATTCAAGGACAAGGACGTGACCCCTGCAGGAGTCTCCTTCGTAAAGAACAAATCACTACGTATAAAGTAATATCAAATTTCAAAGTATCATGGCAACAATCAACGGATCAATCAACCTCATGAAGTTCGTGGGAGCCAGGAAGGTCGTGGCTTCCGGAGAGAAGGGGATCTTCATTCCCATAGACCAGAACCCCACCATCATCCCCGGAGCGAAGGGAGCCTATGCCAGTGTCCGTATCGTGGAGAAGGAATCCACCTTCAACGACAGGCACTACACTCACTTCATCTGTCTCTCCCTCAACAAGGAGAAGAAGGAACAACTCAAGAATGATGGCTACTCCGATGAGCAGCTTAATGCCCTCACTCCCATCCTCGGAAACCTTGAGACCTATCAGCCCAGGGATGAATACCAGACCGAGAACATCCAGGAAGTGGATGACATTCCGTTCTAATCCATAACTTCAAGTAAGATGATCTACAACCTTAAAGACCAGCTCTCCCGCAAGCGTTTCTCCACAAGGGTAAAAGCCTTGTGGGATGCTGGTGCGGTTGTGGAACTGACCGACAAGAGAAGAAGGACTGGAAGCCAGAACGCATACCTCCATGTGGCTTTAGGAATCCTTGCGATGGAGACTGGTAACTCATTGGAATCCATCAAGCAGGAAGTGTTCAAGAGGAAGGTCAACCCCGATCTGTTCATCATAGAGAAGGATGACCCTATCCTCGGTCACATCCAGACTCTCCGTTCATCCAGGGATCTGGACAAGGAAGAGATGTCCAAAGCTATTGACCGCTACCTGAAGTTCTGCGCTGACAATGGTGTCTATATCCCTTCTCCGGAAGAGGAAGACATCCTTCGTGAAGCCGAATATGAGATTGCCAAATTTGAAAGGTTTCTGTAATGGAAGGTTGGGTTAAGATATTCCGCAAGATGCGTGACTGGGAATGGTACAAGAACAGCAATACGAAGGATCTGTTCATCCATCTCCTTCTCTCGGCCAATAATGAAGACAAGATGTGGCACGGAATCCTCGTGAAGAGAGGCCAGCTTGCAACCTCATTGTCCTCCTTGGCATCAGACCTCGGAATGTCTATCCAGAATGTGCGGACAAGCATTGCTAACTTAAAATCAACACACGAAATAACAAGCGAATCAACAAACAAACTAACAATCATAACTGTCTGTAGATTCGAGGATTACCAAGAGAGTCAACAAACTGACCAACACGCTGACCAACACGCCACCCAACAGCAAACTAACAACAAACAAGAAGAAAAGAATATATATCCCCCCTATATATCTAAAGATATATTATCCCCCCTTAAAGATCGTCAGGATCGATTCTACAATGACCTCGTCCCGTTCATCGGACAATACGGCAAAGAGATGCTTCGGGAATTCTACGACTACTGGTCTGAAACAGACCGCTCCTCAAAACCCAGAATGAGATTCGAGAAAGAGAAGACATGGTGTCTGGACAGAAGGCTGGAGAGATGGCGAAGAAACAACGAAGAGTTCAAGAGACCAAGAGCAACACAACAACAGAAACCAAGCAAACTAGACCAGTACAAAGCACAAGCACAACGATTAGGACTTCTTGATTATGACACAGACCAAAGCAATAGCATTGACGAGCAGTAATGTCCCTGCGATTCCGGATGCCAAGACCCTTGCATCGGTTAGGATGGATAAGTCCATCCCTCATTACAAGGATCTGTCGCAAGCCCAGAGGGTCAAGTGGCTCAAGGGACAGATCGTGTCCCTGAACATGATCCGCCACCAGATGGCTGAGGACTGGCAGGTTGAATACGATGCACAAGCCCTCGATGAGTTCATCATGGATGACCACTTCGCCATGGACTACACCTTCTCCGAGATCAAGGATGCTTTCAAGAGGGGATTGATGGGAGATTACGGAGATTACTTCGGACTTACCGCTGAATCCCTCTACGGCTTCATCAGAGGCTACTTCATGAGCGAGAAGAAGAGGACTGCCACCAAGCTCGTAAGAGAGGCTCTGGAAGGCAGGAAAGAGCCAAAGGGAGAGTTCTATCTGGAGAAGGTGCGCTACCACGCAGCACAGATGGCTAAACGAAACAAGATATGAGCAAGACCGGCCAGTTCTGTCCCGATTGCAAGACCTGCGGATGGCTTGGACATGGGAAGTATCCTGATGGCAGACCCTACGTCACTTGCGAGTTCTACGGAACATTCCTCAAGGATATGATCGAGACAGAATGCAAAAGGAAGATGACCCAGGACGAGGTAATGAGGTTCAAGACACAGAATGCTGAAAGGCTATTAAAAACGAAGAGAAATGAGCGAAAAGGTAAGCGTTGAGGATGTAGAGGCCAACATTCTCTATACAATGAGCCAGGCGATGGATCTGATACTCAAAGATGCAGACAGAAGGATGAGAGCGAAGAGGGGAGAGTTCAGACATGAGAAGAAGTATCTGTTCAACCGATACGCAAAGGCAGTAAGGGAAGCCTGTGTGCTGTCAGAGCAGCTTGGAGAAGACATCATAACGAGTGCGGCAACGAAGGACTTCAAGGAGTTCGACACATGGCAGGAAGAGAGCAATGAACTGGCAAGGCTGATGCTTCTATATGCCGACAAGTCAAGCGAGGACGGAGCAACTGAAGCGATATTCGGCTACCTCAATTCCTTCAGAGGCGCAGGGATAATAACGGAAGATGTGTTAAAGAGATTCTATCTGAAATGAAAGACTGCCCCTATCTCCAACAGAGAGACGAAATATACCTCGGAGGTGAACGTCACGACCTCTACTGCTCATACCACCTTGAATGGTGCCCCAACTGTGACAGATGCAACATTAACAAGCAAGAAGAAGATGATGAACGATGAAATAGCAATAGTGATTCCCTACCTGGCTGAAGCAGCCCAGGGGAATGAACTGGAACTGGCAGTCACCGGATGGAGAAAGCACTTCATCCAGCCCCATCACTTCATCATCGTTGGAGACTCGCATCCCATTGTATCCTCTGGAGATGATATAACCTTCATGGATCTTCCGAGGGTCAAGAAGTGCGAAGACGGCAACTACCTTCCCCATATTGACATCGTCAAGAAGTTCATTGCTGCTTCAATGTATCTTTCCTCAGAGGGGATTGACCACTTCATCTACACCTGCGATGACATCTACCCGGTCAACGATTTCTCACTCGTGGAGATCCTCTTCCCGAAGGTTGCGGGCAAGATGCATCGGAATGATTCGGACACAACAGGCTGGGCAGGAGACCTCCAGAGGACAAGGAAAATCTGCGAGGAGGAGAACCTCCCTTTATGGGACTGGGTATGCCACCTGCCCGTATTCTACGACATCAATAATCTCCTCTCGGTCATAGGGGAATACTGCTGCTTCGAAACGAGTTATGTCCTTGAGAACATCTACTTCAACAAGACACAGGACAACAGGATACCTCTTGTCCTCAACGGATCTGACAACCTCAAGTACGAAGTCAGCACCAATCCTCTGGACTCTTTCGGGTTCGATAGGGCTTTACAAGAGAAGATATTCATCACCAACACCAACTCCGGCTGGAGTCAGGAACTGGAAGACAGATTAAAGAAACATTACAACAAATAAAGCAAGAAAGATATGGCAAACATCAACCTTAATGCAAAGTCAAGCGCATCCCAGACCGAGATGATCCTTGAACACATGATGGCAGGGAGATCTATAACTCCTATGGAAGCCCTCAACCTCTACCATTCGGAGAGACTGGCAGCAAGGATCTCCGACATCAAGAAGAGAGGATATATCGTCTATACGGAGATGGTAAAAGACTCCAAGACGGGAAAGAGGTACGCACAATACTCGATGTAATCATGGACTGGCAATATACACAAGACAACCCCTTGAGGGTAGTGACCCTCTGCTCTGGCTACGACAGTCAGCTTATGGCAATCCGCAACCTCGGCATCCCCTATGTCTGCGTAGGGTGGTCGGAGATCGACAAGTATGCTATCAAGGCTCACGATGCCGTGTTCCCAGAGTATGCGGACAGGAATCTCGGTGACATGACCAAGATAGATTGGAGTGGAGTGGAAGACTTTGACCTCTTGTTCTATTCGACTCCTTGCACAGACTTCTCAAATGCGGGCAAGCAGGCAGGGGGTGAGGAAGGATCAGGCACCCGCTCTTCTATACTCTGGTACACCAGACACGCAATAATTACGAAGAAGCCAAAGTACCTGGTGATGGAAAATGTCAAAGCCCTTGTCAGCGACAAGTTCCGTCCGCTCTTCCTCAAGTGGTGTGACGAACTCACCTCCTATGGCTATACCAACTTCATGCAGGTACTCAATGCCAAGGACTATGGTATCCCGCAGAATCGTGAAAGGATCTTCGTTGTCAGCATCCTTGGTGATGCCTGGTATTCCTTCCCACAGCCGAGGGAACTGAAGCTCAGACTAAAGGATATGCTTGAAGACAAGGTGGACGAGAAATACTACCTCGACCAGGATAAGGTCAACCAGTTCATTGAAAGCCTTGATGATGAAAAACTCAAGCTCATTGAAAAGGATTCCGATTAATGAATATCTGGATAGTACCGATGAAGGGCAAGGGACACGAGGTGACTGCGAGGAACATAGTGCTTGATGATCCGATGGAGGATTGCAGACCACTAACAACCGACCCGAAGGACAATGTGATGGTTTATGAAGATGATACCGAAAGCCGTAATGGGTAGCGCACAGAAGAACTGCTACTTCGGACTTGTGGATTCATATTGTTCCTGCATAACTGCCGCTTGTGGAATGGGGGGGGGCCAAATCCCGATGATAATTGAAACAAATGAGAAAGATGATACCGATAAACACGACTGCTGACGGATGCGCTTTCACAGTCAGAGCAAGATACGATGGGGCATGCCTAAAGAGTTTGACAGGGGGGGGGCGGATACTATCCGAATACGGGTGTATTGGAGGTCTCGCAAGAACCCTTACCGCACGATACTACAAGACAGGAGTCACCAATATAATCGGACATTGGGATGATGGATTTGCGACAACAGGAATCCTTGAGGTGTATGAATGATGATGTGATAATCCTTGGGCTTTATAGTCCCAACTCCCAGATGGGGGGGGCGAGTTTTCTCAAAGGAAGGTCTGGCTCCGACTATAATGGCAGGGACACACGGATATGGGTTCGGATGTATATTGGAATATGGAGAAGATCAGGATAAGGGAAGCGACAGAGAAGGGCTATGCCGAGGTCGGTGAAGGAGGAGTGTTTGATGCGAGCTACCCGACCTCCAACACCAGGAGAGGCAGAGTCCAATATGGTGGGGCGATTTGTCCGACACTGACATCCGCAAGACAGGAGATATACTACTTTGAGGAGGTATGGATAAGATAGTTCACATAGGCAATCTCTATGGCCCAGACAGAGGGACAGGATATGCGGGGAACATCTGGGGCAAGCAAGGTCTCGCACCTGCTTTGACAACGATGGGTGGGGGCATGAGAGAGCCGATGATAGTTGAATATGAGGATAAGGATGATACGATACCCACATGGGTACTTTAGGGGAGGGTTATGGGAAAACGGATATGCCCCGACCATCACGACTTCCGCTTGGGAATTTAACAACTATGTGCTTGAGATACATTACGACTGCGATACTGACAAGGGAACGGAGCGAAGAGGAGAAGAGGAGAAGACATATCTACGGAGATAAGGGAGCGAAATTCTCTGGTGGCAAGATACCGAAAATTGACCTTGGACAAGTGATAGGAACAGTTACTACGATGGTTACAAAAGACTTGTTATTGATTGAGAGTTATGAATCGGATAGTGATAGCGGGAAGGATAGGCAGACATCAGCAGGATAGGATAATATCTACCGAAGGGATTTGCCCAGCATTGACCGCAGGATCACATCTGAACGCAGGATGGATGAATTTGATATTGGATGTTAAGGATAATAATGAACACAACGGAGGATGGGATATGCCGGACAATCCTCGCAACCTACTACAAGATAGGGACGTATAACGTGTTTGAGCATAGTTTCCCGGCGGTGATGGAAGTGTATGAAAGTAAAAGAGATGGAGAAGGGTTGCTCGTACAAGGGTAAGTTCATACCTGTCTGGTGGGGGCTTTATGATGGGACTTCCGTTGAGTTCTTCCGAGGTGCGCTCCCAGGAATATCCAGGACCCTCAAATGTGATAATAGTGCAAGTGTATGTGTAGAACAAATTGATAACGATATGGCAAAGATTTACAGAATTAGAAAGCTCACTCCACTTGAGTGCATGAGACTGATGGGAGTCAAGGATGAGGACACACAGAAAATGAAGGATGCAGGGATATCCGATAGCCAACTCTATAAGATGGCAGGAAACTCAATCGTAGTCCCCGTGCTTGAAGGAATCTTCACCCAGATGTTCAGGGTAGACAAAGACTGTTTGTTTTAATGGGTGGCCGATGTGGTATAAGGGTATGATCGCCTTCCTATGGAAGTCTAAAGGATTTCGTCTATTGCAAGCGGCATAGGTAAGGAGATGTCGGTTCGAGTCCGACCATCGGCCAATCCAAAAAAGAAAAGATCATGAGCAAACCAAACGATTTGACAGGCAAGAGATTCGGCAGGCTGACAGTGCTACACGCAACAGAGATGCGTGACGGAGCAAGAGGGATAGTGTGGATGTGCAAGTGTGACTGCGGTGAAGTGCTGCCGATAAGCGGACAGAGCCTGAAACGAGGAATAACAAAGTCCTGCGGATGCCAAAGGGCTGACATAGCAAGACAACACATGCTGAAACTGAGAGAAAAGAATATGCTCGGAAGGAAGCCGACAAAGGAGAAGAAAGAGTTCATAGACGATGACCCGCTTGTGGATGATGACCTCTGGATGTTCGGCAACCACCAAGCGATAAAGAGACTACAGAAGATGTTTCATTAACTCGCAGAGATGCGCTGCTTCCCTCCTATGTCACGGTGACAGAATGTCGATCATACTTTTTTCATCACGCACGTAATACTTTGCCCATTGGGGTTCGACTCCCCGGGAGGGAACAAGAAATTAACATTAAGGATATGGAATTAACATTAACAACTAACATTAACAAGACGGACATCATGGACGTGTTCAAGAAATCAAGGGAGCGCAGGAGGATAGACTACCTCCGAGCCGACTGCAAGAGGGTGTTCAACGGTGTAGTACACAACTGCTGCAAAGTAACTGCTAATAACCACAAGGTTGCCTTTGCCATCCGTAGATCGGTGTTCGGCTTCCCTATGGTAGAGCAGATTGACAGACCCAATGACGTGATGCTTCATGAGAAGGGTGACTGGGTTGTGGTCAAGGACGGGTATGTGTACGAACTGACTAAAAGGGTGGAGTAATATGAAGGCTAAAGAATTGATGATTGGAGACTGGGTTATGCCTTTGAAAAAGAAGTTAAAAGGCATCCCAGGCAAAGTAATAACTATTGACGGAGGAACGAACGTATGTTGGATAGACAGCAAGGATTATTCCTGCCTTGTCCCA